AAGAAAAATTGAAAGAATGGCTATTTTAAGCCATTTCAAGACAATTACTCTAGGGTTCGATTCCCGTACGGACTGTTTTAAAAGTCGCATAAACACTGTGTTTGCGGCGTCTTAAGAAAATTGGTACTCAAAATGGTACTCAAAAACTGAACACAAAAGAAAGGAGTCTGCACAAGCGCTTAAGATTCTTTTCTATAAATGGTAGGCTTGGAACGCTTGGGGCGTTCTTTTTTTATGCGGTTTTTCTGCTTATTTTTTGCGGAAGAACCGTATTTTTTTATGCAAAAATATAAGCATAGGAGGGATGCGGAATGTTATTTACGGATGAAATTCTTGAAAAAATTTTAACAAGAGAAGATGTGTCGAAGGTTCCGCTCGTGTATCAGTCAGCAATGATTCACGCAATCAAGGAAGTATTGGAGGAAGAGAATGTATCAGATGCAAAATCAGAATATGGCATTTAACCCAAACCCAAGCTATGCCGCTTATCAATACAACCCAATGCAAAGGTTTCAACAACCAGAGCCACAGATTCCGCAGATGCAACCGCAGTTTCTTGGAATCCAAGGAAAAGTAGTGCAGTCGGAGTCAGCAATCATGGCAAATGATGTGCCTATGGATGGAAGTGTTGCGTTCTTCCCGATGCAGGACATGAGCGCAATCGTAGCGAAACAATGGGATGCCAATGGAACAATCAGAAAGACCGTTTACAAGCCTTTTAATGAGCAGATGGCAGATTCTTCAAGTGAAGATAAAAGAATCGAAATAGGGCTATCTGATGATGCGGCAAAGGCTATTACTGACAAATTGGATTGCTTGTTTGGAAAGATGGAAGAGTTGGAAGATAAGTTGTCTTCGCAAACGCAAAGAAAATCTTCACGAACACAAAAGGAGAGTGAGTCTTAATGAATCCTATGCAGATGTTACAGGGAATGAGAAACCCACAGCAGTTTTTACAACAAATGATGGGGAACAACAGCGTAATGAGCAACCCTATGGCGCGCAATGCTATGCAAATGGCACAGAAGGGAGATTCCAAAGGCATTGAGCAGATGGCTAGGAATTTGTGCAAAGAAAAGGGAATTGACGCAGATAAGGCTTTTGAGTCGTTTAAAAGCCAATTAGGAATGTGATACTAATTCTTGCAAGATTATGTATATAAAAATGAATTATGGAGGTAAATTCTATGTTTAACACAGGTAATTGTGCATCTGTTCCGCTTGTCGCAAACATTGACGGAAACGGAAATAACAACGGATGGGGCGCAGAAGGCTCATGGTTATGGTTCATCATCGTTATCTTTGCCATCTTTGGATGGGGTGGATTCGGTAACGGATTCGGAGGAAACGGAATGAATGGTGGTGTCGGAAGCGAAATCCAGCGCGGATTTGACAACCAGGCAGTTGTGTCAAAACTTGACGGCATTTCGAATGGTCTTTGTGACGGATTCTATGCAGTACAAAACGGCATGAACGGCATCAACACAAACATTTTGCAGACCGGATTCGGCATTCAGCAGGCTATCAATGCTGATACAGTCGCTAATATGCAGAATACAAACGCATTACAGTCACAGCTTGCTAACTGTTGCTGCGAGACAAGAGAAGCTATCCAAGGCGTAAACTACAACATGGCAACTAACACTTGCGCTTTGCAGAACACCATGAACAGCAACACGAGAGACATTATCGACAGTCAGAACGCAGGAACACGCGCTATTCTCGATTATCTCTGCAATGAAAAGATTTCTAGCTTACAGGCAGAAAATAGCGACCTTCGCAGAGCGGCTTCACAGGATCGTCAGAGTGCATTGCTTACAACTCAGATGGCAGCTCAGACGCAGCAGATTATCAATGCAGTAAATCCGTCTGCTATCCCGGCATATGTCGTACCTAATCCAAATGCTTATGCATATGGATGTGGATGCAATACAGGATGTGGCTGCTAAAACTGAATAATTGAGTATCTTAATTGAGTTTAACTCGATCATGTCTGCTATGCAGTATTACTTACAATCAAAGGGCAGACTGTAATGTTTGCCCTTATTTTGTGAAAGAGAGGTAAAAATAATGGAAGTAACAGGAATTGCATTACAAGCCGTTGCTGCTGGAGAAGATGTTGCATTCACAGAAACAGCAGTAAACGGAACAAAATGTATCGTACACAGACAGGGAAGTGGAATTATCAAGTTAAGAGGTATCACCAATCAGTGTAAGGCTAGATTTTTGGTATCGTATTCCGGCAACATTCAGATCCCGACAGGCGGCACAGTTGGAGAGATTTCTCTTGCAATCGCGGTTGATGGAGAGCCTTTGCAGTCAACAAAGATGATCGTAACCCCTGCGGCAGTTGAGAATTTCTTTAATGTATCAGCACAAGCATACGTTGATGTGCCTTGCGGTTGCTGCAGTACCGTAGCCGTGCAGAATACATCCACACAGGCTATCGAGGTTCAGAACAGTAATTTGATTGCAGTAAGGGAGGCTTGATATTATGCATAAATTTGCGAAACAGATTATGGATTGCGTGAAAGCCCACGTTGATGGCATCGGAATCGAGAATTTTGAGGGTCAAAACCTTGATGATCTTAAGGACTGGACGGAGATTGCAAAGAACATCGTATGCTTTGACAAAGACTACAACATTGTTGAAGCCATGAAAAAGTCTGAAGATGAAGAAATTATGCGCATGGTGGAAGAATTTGGGGACTATCCGGAAAGAAGATACTACAATGAGTACCGGTACTCAAACGGAAGATTCGCACCAAAAGGGCGTGGAACACGCAGAGGATATGTAGAACCTCCATATTACCATCAGATGCCGGAAGATTACCGAGAGTGGGAGAGCATGCCGGAATACGACCGAATGAGAGACCTTGACAGAATGAGTATGGGAAAAATGTATTATTCAGAGCCTATGAGCGGAAATAATGGCATGAGTACCGGTACTCACGATGCAAGAGAGGGCAGAGCCGGTATGAGTCGGAGAAGCTACATGGAGACAAAGGAAATGCATAACGGAAATTCACCGGAAGATAAGGACGCAAAGATGAAAGAGCTTGAAAAGTACATGAAATCTCTTTCGGAAGATGTGACCGAACTGTTTTCCGGTATGTCTCCGGAAGAGAAGCAGTTGACCAAGGCAAAGCTGACTACGCTTGTCACTAAAATGTAATAGAGAGGGCATTTTGCCCTCTTTGTTTGCGAGGTGGTAAATTGTTCACGATAAACAATAAAGTTTGGAATTTGGTCAAAGTATCGCGTTACAGCGATATGCTACAGAGAAGTGACGGAAGCAGAACGGTAGGAATGACCGACAGGAACACGAAAACGATATATCTTGCGGATGATCTACGCGGAAAATTCCTTGACCGTGTGTTATGCCACGAATTATGTCATGCGTTCTGTCTTTCGTATAATGTATACATGGATATTGATACAGAGGAAATCATAGCAGACTTCTTGGCTACATACGGAAGAGAAGTATTTGAAATAGCAGACAGACTATTGATTGAACTTATGGAGGTTGCATAATGGATAAAATTTCAGAACTCTTACAGTATGTGCGCCGGACAAATCCGGAAATGACGAGAGAAAGGCTGATAGAAGAGTTGAGCAAAAGTGATTATGCTGCGCGGTCTTTGATTTTTACGAAAGAAAATTTTTTCCGCGCCGCAAAAAATATTTCGTAATTTTTTTGTACCCCCTGGGGTAGAGTTTTTGGGGTCGAGATTCCATTTTCACGGATTCCCCAAAACGTGTAACAAACGTGCAAATATCTGCGACATTCCGCAAATAACACAAATACACCATATATTATGTTATATATAGATAATGCACTGATGATATTTGATAATATTGCCGGTCACAGGCAAACGCCAAAAGACGCTTGCCCGGCTTAGTTACAATCTAGCATAGACCGCATTTTACCACTTGTCAAGATAGTTTTTCCCGTCGTACCGGCTGTAAGTGTGTGTTATGTTTTCCGGTCTTTGCGTGATCTGCATCCAGTCACCGCCACGTTGGACGGTTATTTTGGTTTTTGCAGACTCCACCCATTCCACACCCTCGAACTTGGAATAGCCGCACATTTTGCCAGATATTTCCGGATAGCCAAGAGCAGACACCCGGCGCATGATTTCCCTTTTGCCGATATACTCATATTTCCCCATCTTTCACACCTCCTTATATCGTGTTTATTTGTCAATGCGCGTTATATGTCCGCATCCGGCGGAACGGTGTGCAATCTGTTTTTTGTTGGAGATGCACAAGCTCCAAAGTGCCGCAATAGTGACGGCTTGCGATCTTGCCGCCGCTCTTAATGATAGAACGGTAGAAACGAGCTTTCCCGCGTGTCTTGCGTCTGCATTAAAGCAGATCAACCGCGATTATTTACGGCTGCGGCGCGCCGTGTGACGGCAATATGCCGCCATATAACCCGATGCAGTCCCAATATATGACCATCGGTTAATAAATCCACGCCGCCGGAATCGAACCGGCTCACAACGCCACCAGGCACGCGGAAAGGGGCGGAAGAGTACCGCCCTAAGTGCTTTATTTTGCTTTTTTAACCGATATAATACGATCATCGGTTTTATCCTTTGGCGTGCCGTTGTCGCTGATCTTAACAATAACTTTCTGTCCGTCTTTAAAATGCAAGTCGGTGTCCGTGTCGGACATTTCCCAGATGTTCCCGTCTGCGGTATAGATGTCAAAACCTTTCCCAGTCAGTCTTTCGCCGTCCTCGTAGGTATAGGTATAACTAAAATTCCGTACGGTTCCGCGCACTTTGTAGGTGCGCGCGGCCTTTGCTTCCGTTGTTGCTGGTGCAAGGTTTACAAGGGTAACTGCAGTTAATACAATAGCTAAAATTTTCTTTTTCATGACTGTTTTCCTCCGTTTTTTGTTTTTATGCACTCAAAATTGAGTAAAACCGCCGCCGGTAGTGATCCGGCGTGCATCCTCTGCGGTTATTTTAATTCAAAGGCATAATATAAAATTTCCCCGTTATCTCCCTTTACTGCCTTAACGGTGGTTAATTTTTCTAATGCTTGTGACATTGGGGAGCCATATGTTCCACGCTCCCAAAGCCTGGACTTTTCCGCCATATTCCAAAAGCAACCAACTTCTATACCTGTTGCAAATCCTGAATACTTCGCAAATGTCTTTTTGATAAAATTTTCGCACCATTCAACCTTGATTTTTCTCATTTTCCTATTCCTCCACATTCTAAATTTTTCCGGTTATCCGGGTAAAAGCAAGCCGGGGAATTGAACCCCGGTAAACGCCGCCGCTTGCCTAGATTTAAGGTTTAAAAAATTTTGCGATCTATTTCTGTTTCTTCAAACGTCTCATACAAATGTGCCACTTCGGAAAATTGTTTCTTTGCGATTTTACAAGCCCTTGCGTATGCCGAACGGTCATTTGCGGCTTCAACGAAATCTGTATCTCCGTTATTCATTTCAAAGTAGTATGTTTTCATGCGATCAACCTTCCTTTATTCAAAAATGAACCCGTAGCCGCTAGTCTGTGCGGCTTTCTGAAATTCTTCTTTTCCGTACTTTTGATACATCTTTTCAAGGCTTGCTGAAATGTCAAACCCTGCAAGTTTTAACTCAAACAGTATTTGTATTTTGTCGTCCATGTTTCCCCTTTCTGGTCTGCCATCATCAGAGCCGGGAGACCGTCCCGCGGCTGACGCTCCAGATCGGAGCGTTTCGGCTAATTAAGGCTATTTAATTCAATGCATTTTCTATTACAATCCTCGATTGATCCGGTAAATACGATTTTGCCGTTTCCGTTGATTTTTTCGACAACGCAAAAACCAAAATAATCGTTGTAAGTGATGCAATATTCTTCCATGTTCTATACCTCCTCAATATATATTCTTTCTTCTGATCCGGTTTCTTCATCCTCATAGATTCCGTTGAAATCATCAAACCATCTTTCGGCTGCGTTGTGGTTGTATGTCTCTCCGCCAAGAAGAATGCGTCCGGTTTCCGTTACAAGTCTGTATTTCTTTTCCATGTTGTTTCCTCTCTTTCTGTGCTTCATTTGATACTTGTATCATATCACTAATCTTAGTGACAGTCAATAGTAAATATCACTTTTTTTAGAAATATTTCTCTTGACTTTTCCCGATAGGAAAAGTATGATTGATTTAAGAAAAACTATATAGAAAGGAAGATGCACAATGCTAAAATACAGATTTGATGTAGGGGACGCACTGGAGCGCATCGGCTTTAACTCCTACACGGCTAAAACAAGCGGATTGTTGAGCCAAGAAACGCTCAAAAAAATAAAACGCGAGGACACAAATATAAATGCAAAAAGCATAAATAATCTTTGTCTGCTTTTGGATATGCAGCCGAAAGACATCTTTATATATATAGAGAGTCCGGAAGATTTGGAGCTGAAAAAGAAATTGCAAAAAAAATAAAATATCACTTGCAAAAGTGATATATATATGCTATAGTATAGTCAGATCAAGAAAACAGCACAGCGCCGAAAGGAGAACGACATATGAAAATAAAAGGAATCGGAACAATAAGCAAAGAAAAAGCAATGAGCATCCTAACTAGAGAGGGAAGAAAAGCCGTAAAAACTGGATTGATTACGACCGAAGAACTTGGCCAGATGTACAAGCTGGATCAGGTCGAAAAAGCATCAAAGGTCGGAAAGTATGGCGAAACTTTCCGACAGTCTTACAAATGGATTCCGGACGATCTGAAAGAAGAGCTTACACCGGAACAGCTTGGAAAACTCGTAGATAGCTTTTATGAATGCTACGGAGCAGAAAAGAACGCATAAGAAAGAGAGGAAAACATTATGACAGCAAATGAGGTATTAAAAAATTTAAAGGCAATGATCGGAAAAGAAATGGATTTTGACGATGTTGTATGTGCGTTTGAAGATTTCGAGGAAGGTGGAGAAACAAGCGTATATGTGGGAGAGAGCAACAATAACGGATATGACTATATAGCATATATTGACGCTCCGGAATCCACACAGTTTTTAATTAAAGTGAACCACGAGGACGTTATCGAAGACGTGTGGATGTTATAATGGGCGAATATATTCGTTATAATGGAAGCCGTGTAAAAAACATAAAAGGACAGCATTTCGGGCATTTGATTCCGCAGAAAGTAGTGGGGATAAAAAATAAATATGCAGTTTGGGAATGTCTATGTGAATTATGCGGTGGAACAAGAGAAGTTTCTGCAAAGCGTTTAAACTCCTGCAGTAACACAACAATGTGCGAAAAATGCAAAAAAGAAAGAGAGGAAAACAAAATGAAGAACTACAAAGAATACGAGAAAAGGTTTATAGGGTCAAGCGATATTGCGGCATTAATACTTGTCGGATGCGATGAAAACGGATTGAAAACAAGCACTCTTGATTTTGGCGAAGATGGAAGCTACATGGCATACGTCGTTGACGAGGACGCGGAGATAGGTGCACATTATAAAAAAGTTGCTGATTTTAAGCACTGGCTCAAGATTTATGATGATGACGAATTGACATACCGGGTTAATGCACAGGAGATAAATATATATCGCGCTGGAGATTTTGGTTGTATCATACAGACGATTGGCAAACATTAAAAGAAATCGAGTGGGAAAGATTAAGAATCTGACCCACTCATTTTCATCACTGAGAATATAATTATTTCAATCCGTGCATCCGGGGGAATTGCTCCAGATACCACGCGCAGAGCATCCACTGCACGCGACGCAAAAACATAAATTAAATGCTTTGCTTTTACTAAAAAGACTATTGTTTCAATCCGTGGTCGCCGGGATCGCTGGCGGCACCACATCGGCAAGCATCCATGCCGTGTGACATATCTATAGTCTATCATAAGATCGGGCAAAATGTAAGTAAATATTTAACAAAGGGCAACTTTTCTGGCTGCCTTTTCTTTTTGCCATGTCCAAAATCAACAACGCATCAGGGCATATCTTACAAAATCTCCGAAAAACCGTAAACAAACCATAAAACTTTTCTTAAATTTTTATAAACAAGGATAGTTGTATTAGGTTCTTGACAAGTCCGAAAATGATAGAATAGTATCAGTTTTTACAAAAAATCGTCTGACAATCGTCTGACATAAGGCGAAATAATCGTCTGACGTCGCTTTTTCAGAACTATGTTCTCTTTCTCTATCTTTTTCTTAATCTTTTAAATTAATAATAATATACTGTATCTAAAGCCTATAGGTTTATAGTAAGTGTATATCCGCATACGCGCGCGGCGTAAGTATATAATACCACCGTAAAAAATTAAGGCTTGACTTTAATCCCGGAAATAGTGTATACCAGAATCAAAGAGATTAAACAGAACGGAGGTGTGAATAGTATATGCAGGATATAAAGAGTGTAGAGAATGTAGATCTTACAAGCCTTATAGTGGATCTAGGTACAGTACAGATATACACATCAACTGTACAAGATTTAATAGACAACGCTTGTATAGAATTCCACATCGAAGATTTGTTAAAAGCTGGACAGAGACAGTGGAAAGCTGTTATGCAGTATGTTGGTATGCATTTATTCCCGGATACAAAAGCATTAAAAGATAAGAGCTTAAGTCCTCTTGGTAATGCAACTATACCGACTAACTGCAATAGGTATGATAGAGAGGTATTATATAAGCTTTGTGATTATTATATATACATCTCCAATGTGTATAGCAAGTTGGTAAGTACGGTAGCATTTAGTTATTTTTGTAATATACCTACGAACACAATGGATATATGGGCTAGTGATGAACCAAGTTCGCTGACTTTCAAGATGTGGCAAAAATTGCAGCGATCCCGTAAGGATTGTATCCTAGATCGTGCATATGATTCCAATAGCCCTGTAGGCACCATGTTCGTGGGAAATAATGAATTCGGCATGAATCAGCCCGGCATTGGCGATAATGCCACGCAACGCAAGGCAATCACAGCGCAGGAGCTGCCAAGATTGGACGAGAAAAAGAGTCAAGAATTGCACGCAATTGATACACAATTTACGGATGCAGCGGCAAATAATACGGTTTAAATTGTGTGTGATTATTCTACAATTCACAAATGCAGTAATATCAATGGTTGTAGCGTTTCTACTGTTCGTAAACTATTCGGAAAAGTTAGGTTTTGCGAATAGTTGCAAGGGTATGACGTGAATTGTATTAAAACAATTTGATTTTCACACAATGACAACAGAACGAAACGGAAAATATTTTAGATTTCCATGTTTGCAAGAAAAGGATGGGGAGGGGGTCTGACAGAAAGACCACCGGGCGGCTACTAAGTCCCTCAAATTCCTACAAAAACAAAAAGTCTTATTCAGACAAAGGAGCATACATGAATCCACTGAAAATTACAGAGCCAATAGATTCTACAAACGCAGAAGAATTTCAAGAAGAGGTAAACAGAGTAATAAAATCACTGTCTGAGTCTTATCGTGAGATAGTAGACATTAAATATTCTACACACGTATTCAATGGCTGGAAGAGAGGTTATAGCGCAATAGTGCTTTACCGATAGCAATAAAAAGCCACTTACAACACACCCATTGACTTTCATCGTAAATAGGCTATAATAAATTTATAACAATTCACTTTCACGTTGCGAATCGCAACTACATTTCCAAAAAATTTTTTAAAAACAAAAAGAGTGTTTCGGACAGGAGAATGATATATGACCGGGAATGAGTATCAGGCTTTAGCAATGCGGACAAATGATCGCAAAGCGACAGAAAGAATTTCGGATAAATTCGATTTGCTTAAATTTTGCAAAAATAACAATATCGCATCTGCGTTGCAAGATTATGACCTTGGCGGTATCTTTAATGCTTGCCTTGGGTTATCCGGTGAGGTTGGAGAGTTCAACGACATGATTAAAAAGTGGATTTTCCACGAGAAACAGCTTGATATTGACCACGCAAAGAAAGAAGCTGGAGATATTTGTTGGTATCTTGCAATGCTTTGCGAATCCTTCGGCTGGAGCCTTGATGGAATCATGCAAATGAACGTAGACAAACTTAAGGCACGTTATCCGGAAGGGTTTGACATTGAAAGAGCAAACCACAGGGCGGAGGGCGATGTGTAATGGCAAGCTGCAGCAATGAGTTGATGAAAACCGAGTATTCCGAAACCTTTGATGAAAAGCGCAAAGGTTTGATTGAACAGTCGTATTACAAATACGGACCGGCAAGAATGAACTTCTCCACAGGGAATGTGGATGCAATCGAAAGTTTGAAAATGTGCCTTGCCAAGTTTGAAGAGACCGGGAATCTTGAATATCTGTGTGATGTTGCAAACTATGCCATGTTCCGGTTTATGTTTCCACAGCAGGGCGAGTATTTCGAACATACGGACTCTGATTCATCTGCCGGGATCTTCGGTATGAGCGTAAACGAAATGGAACGGTTCAAACAGGAACACAGCTTTGATGATGGGGGATATTGATATGATTTTAAATATAATTGCTACGGCGATAGATGTCATTATGATACTTAGCCTTATGATGCAACAAGTAAAGCAGACAGACAATTCAAACGCAATGGGGTATTTGCTTTCATATTCGATTTTTGCAATGAATATTATGGTCATTTGGAGATAACAATATGACAATTCATGATCCAATATTTGGTATTTACTTTCTGCCGCCAATTTTGAGCGTGGTCGAAAGAATACATATAACAAAATCAAAGGAACCGGACAGCACCGGAGATTTACTCAATCTGAACAGTGACGCCGAGCACCAGATCGACAAATCGGAGCATCCGGTATAGCTTAAGTCCGCAAGCGATAGTTTCTGGCTGAATAATTGATCTATCGGCGTTAGGCTTTGAATTATGTTTGCGGACGAATGCAACATTGGGCTATCGCCAAGCGGTAAGGCACAGGATTTTGATTCCTGTATTCCCTGGTTCGAATCCAGGTAGCCTAACTGGTTACATGCTGACGTTCCATGTAGCCACGTATGTTTTTCATATGTACTTGAACCCTTGGTTGAGTGATTCAAGCATTTGGGTTCCTCCTTTCGCCACTAGGACGATTCTGTTAAGGACGGTGCGAGACCGTCCGGTGGTATTCTATCATGCATCTATCCAACGGCACATGATCGTGTAACGCATAGCACGTAAAACATATTGCTAACCGTCTGATGGCGGTTCTGGGGAAGCGGCAACGATTGGCGGTGTTGCGGCTGACTGTAAATCAGTTCCCGAGTGGCAAACATTGGAGGTTCAATTCCTCTCTTCCCCACTTCACTCAACTCCCTAAAAACACTGTTTGGCAGGTGCGTGGTAGACAGTTGTAATGGATGGGTTGTTTAAGAAATCGCACCATCAAGATGCAGTGTTCCCATAATGGTATTGGAGCCGGTTGCTATCCGGTCGGGCGTTTATTCGCCCTGTAGGTTCGAATCCTACACACTGCGCTTGCCCAAAATAGGGCGTTGATGTGTGGCGGAATGGGTAAACGCTATGAAATGTCTATTGCAAAATGCAATACAGAGAAAGTATTTCTCAGGGACATTATGAGGAAGTAAATCTTTTCTGCGAGGTTCAAATCCTCGCCACATCAATTCCTTATCTCCACTTAGTCGGGTGCTACTGCAATAGTTCCGGTCGATGGGAGACTTATGGATGGTAGCGGTATTATTGGAAACAGAAAACCCTTCCGTGATTAGAAATTGCAGATTTGAAAGCGGTTGGCATGGTTTGATCTGACATGGTTCGATTCCATGTGCTGCTATTCGAAGTTAATATTTACGCAAAATTATGTGTGAGTATGATAAAAACATTGTGGAATATTTATATCAAACAAAAAACACGGAATCTCACGAGGATTCCGATTTTTGCTATGGCTGGGGGCGAAATATGACAAACTGCGTGAATTGCGGCGCACCAATCGAAACCGATAAAAAGGTGTGTCCTTATTGCAAAACTCCATATGAAAATGCAGGAAATTATAGTTTAGGTCTTATAGGATCAGCGGTGCAGAAATTGTCATTAGATGATTACATAAGATTGTCAATGCCAGAACCATGGACGCGCCATTGTGAAGAATCATATTTCGATGCGGACGGCATTTTGCATCGTATTGTTCCGAAAAAATTACTTTGATTGAGGTGTAATATGTGTGATTTTTGTAAAAACATAGGAATTGGAATACCGGATTGGGATTTCCTCACTCCGGATAAAAATGGGAGAATCCCGTCCGGTGACGCAATAGAAATTCGGAAAATTGTAGACAAATGTGCACTTGTTTTTACGAATAGTGCCGGAGAATACGGCGCAGGAGTGGTAAATATTGCATTTTGCCCGATGTGTGGCAGAAAGCTGGTGGAAGAATGAAACATCAAAAAGAATTGCGCACTTGCGACAGGTGCGGTGCTGAAATAGAAAAGCCTAAAATATGGTATGACCGAATGTTCCCTTATCTAAGAACCGTAAATTTAAAAAGACCTATGCGTTTCAGAGAAATATTTGCAGAAATTGAACAAGGGAGAATAGAACCGGTTATAAGCAGAGACGGTATAGACAGTATTATATTGGACGAATACTATTGCACAAAGACAAAGCAAATTGACTTATGCCATAAATGCAGAAAGGATTTTGAGAGGTTTATGAGAAATGACTGTTAATATGGGAACTAAAACATATGAAATGAGCAACAAGCAGGCAAAAGCTATCCTTGGAACGGCTAAGAAACTTGCAAATTGCAACATATACGGTATTGAAAAAGGAAATGTGGTGATTATGCTGAATGAAAAGTATGAGGACGATATGAGCCTTAAAAAAGCCGTAGAGGAGTATAAAAAGAAAGGGTTCAAGGTGCATTGGAAATGAAGAAAACGCGTTCAAAAATCATAATCAAAACTAGAAAAGGCGGTTACACAAAGATTTATGCCAATGGGAAATGGCAAAAGGGAGTGTATAATATTGATTTCCATGCTGAATGCACGCCATTGAGATACCCATGCATAAAAATTTCTTGCAAATTTGATAAGAATAAGACTGACAAAAACGGTTCGGTTATTTACGACCCGGAAAAAGAAGAATTTGCAAAAGAACACGTAGTTGCAAGAATTTAGGGAGGCAAGATTATGAAGAAGAAAATTATAGCAATTGCATTAGGATTGACATTGTGTTTAGGAATGACCGGATGTGCATCGTGGGACAGATTTGTGGTAGACATGAAAAGCGATGCAAATGGCGGTATGCAGAGAACCATTACTATATATACGGCAGATGGTAAAGAACTTGCAACATATAAAGGCAAAATTGACCTTAGTACAAACGATGGTGGATATGTCAAGTTTGACTTTAATGGCAAGAGATATATCTACTACAACTGCTTTGTAGAGAGCATTGCAGATATTGATTAAGTGATATTACCGGCTAACAAACGGAGTTAGTCGCTACCCTAAAACAGTTATAGGCAGAGGTCAAGGCACTTCTGCTTTTGCGGAGGTGCTTTTTATTTGGCTTCAAAGCAGTTAATCAATGCAGTAAATGGATATGAAAACTACATACAGAGAAAAGGCGTTGATGAACAGGTAATAGATGCCCTTTTGAAAGCGTGCAATGTGGCAATTCGGACGGAAAAAGACGTTGACTACGGATTGACTATAACCGAAAGAACAAAGGCTTTAATCAATGAATTTACGCAGAAAAATGCGGGCGGTAGCATATGGGAACTTGAACGATATGCGCAGAATCACGACATTAAAGGCGGATACAAACTTGTGGATCAGTTCTATGAAGTCTTGCGGTTAGAGAGCTTTTATCGTTTTGAGAGCTTCATCTACTTTATGGAGCGCAAAAGAAATTGGAGTAAACGGTTTTATTATCCACGCCGCAAGACGCTGAATATTGTTGCCCAAGATCTTGAAGATTTGGAAAACCGAAAGATTAAATTTTACGGATTATCAATGCCATCGCGTGTTGGTAAATCGACTATCTGCATTTTCTTCCTATCGTGGGTGGCTTTGCGCAGACCAAACAGCCATAGTGCTATGGGTGGTCACTCTGGTATTTTGGCAAAAGGATTTTACAAAGAACTGATGAATCTTTTTACCACAGAAGAATATACGTTTGCGGAACTTTTTGCTTATTGGCATCCGGAATACGCAAACGCAGCACTTCCAACGGACAAAAGTGCTGATGAATTTACAATTACGCTTGGAGATCCGGACAGATTCGCAACCGTAACGTGCCGTGGTATTGATGGAACATGGACAGGAGCGGTCGATGTTTCAAAAGATGGATATTTGTATGTCGATGACTTGGTGCGTGATCGAGAACATTCATTAAGTCCTACTCGAATGGAAAACACATACCAAGAGTACCTAAACAAGATGGTTGATCGTAAAAATGACGGTGCAAGGGAATTGATGGTTGGTACTCTTTGGAATGTTTTAGATCCATTGGAGCGAATGAGAAAGCAATATGAGCATGATCCACAATACCGATTCCGTAAGATTCCGGCACTTAATGAAAATGACGAAAGCAATTTTGCGTATGAAATCAACGGATTTTCCACGGAATACTACAGGGATATGCGCGATAAGCTTGACAATGCCGAATGGATGGCTAAGTTTATGCAGCAACCATATGTCCGAGAGGGATTGCTTTATACGGATTTGAGACTATTTAACGGAATCCTGCCGGATGGGGATTTCCGGCGCATTGGAGTTGTGGATGTTGCCTGGGGCGGCGGCGATAGCTTGTCAATGCCGATTGGGGCAGAATATGAAAACGGTGATGTTTATATTTACGATTGGGTATTCAACAAAGGTCCGAAAGAGGTAACAATACCTCTTGTTGTTGGACGAATTATCGGGAATGAGATTCGGCAGACAAGATTTGAGGGGAATACCGGGGGAGACCTGTATTGCCAATATGTAGATGAAAAGTTGCAAGCACAGGACTATAAATGCTCATGCACAAGCAGAAAAGCACCAAACAAGGTTGAAAAATTATCAAAGATAATAGCATATTCCGGGGATATTAAGAGAAAATTCATATTTCTTGATACGCACCGCCCGACACAGGATCAAATGAAAAAAGATTCAGATCTTGGAGTAACAAGGTATTACAGAAATGACGAATATCAAGCGGCTATGGATGAACTCTCTATGTTTGTAAGTATTGGCGGTAACGAACACGACGATGCTGCAGACGGTTTAACTCAGCTTGAAATGTTTATAGAAAACCCAAACAATACCGCAAAGGTAGAAGCGGCAGTAAACCCATTTAGGAGGTATTAGGATATGACAACAGACAAATATCTTTCGCAAATAAGCAGAATTGACCATGCGATTGCAAATAAGCTGGAAGAAATCAAAAGGCTATCCGATATGGCAACTTCTATATCTATATCTCCGAAAGAGGTAGATGTGCAATCATCCGGCAATCCCGACAAAATGGGGAGCGCGGTATCAAAGATTGTTGATTTGCAGAATGAGGTTCAGACACTTGTAGATGAATTGGTTGATAAAAGACGTATTATCATATCACAAATTGACAGTATGGATAATACAGATGTATATATCGTGCTTTCATCGCATTATGTCAACGGAAAAGATTGGAACTTGATTTCCGTTGAGATGAAATATTCCTACAGGAACATTATGAAACTTAGAAAAAGAGCATTGCAGGAGTTTGAAAGACGTTATGGACAGCTTTATTCTGAAAAGAGTGCATAAAAGTACACAATAGTTCACACTCTTTCACAACATTTCCTAAAACTTGCATGATATACTAAAAGAGTAGAAAAACAAATTTCTACAACCCCAAAGCATATAACCCGTAAAAAGCACTGTCAGAAATGGCGGTGCTTTTTATTTACAAGAAAGAGGTTGCTATGAAAAAAGTAACTATATATTGCCCGGATTGCGGAAGAATTGCCGGACATTATGATGGGAGATCTACGATAGATCATCCGTGTAAATGTAAAAAATGCAATCATATTGTGATTTATCGCGTGGCAACAGGCAAAATTGAAACGAAGCCAATACCGAAACGCGCTTGCAGTAGTGGAGTTTTATTTATATGAAGAACACACAGTATTTTCATGACCTTGTAAAAGGCAGATACGGAAGGAAAATTGCATATGCTAACGTAGAACAGATTACGGCAGACAATATCGTAAATGTTGTCGGAAACTGCATTGGTGCATTTTATTTCAACAAGACGGTCATTCGGTATCTGTGGAACTATTACAAGGGCGATCAGCCTGTATTATACCGAACAAAGATACAGAATGCGGATATAACCAATAAGATTTCCGAAAACCATGCCTATGAGATTGTCCAATTCAAGGTTGGTCAGACTTACGGTGAGCCAATTCAGCTTATCAGCAGGAAAGATGATGACCGGATAAACAATGCGGTTGATGAATTTAACGATTATCTGACCGATGCTAATAAGCAGGAAAAGGACATTAAGGCAGGAGAGTGGCAATCAGCAACCGGAACGTCATTTAAGGCTGTGCAGATTACAAAAAATGGAGATATGCCATTTAGAATTGTTGCACCGACACCAATGAATACGTTTGTTATCTACAGTCAATCCACAGAAGAACCACTTTTAGCAATCCAAGAGCTTAAAGATGCCGATGGACGGATGTATAAACTCTGCTACACGGACTCTTATGAGTGCAAGATTGTTAATGGAGAGGTTCAAAATTGGCAACTACATGGCTTTGGCGGAATCCCGATTGTTGAGTTTCCGAACAACCATGAGCGCATTTCTGATATTGAGCTTGTGATCGGGCTATTGGATGCAATCAATACAATGCAGTCAAACCGAATGGATGGCGTTGAGCAGTTTGTTCAGTTTTGGATAAAGTTTGTAAATTGCGAGGTTGATGAAGAAACATTTAAAAAAATGAAAATGAATCACGCTCTTACAGTTAAGTCTATCAACAAAGATAATAAATCAGATGTTGACATTATGACGCAAGAGCTGAATCAGACAGAGTGCCAGGTTGCAAAGGATGATTTGTGGAATAATGCACAGTCCATTCTTGCCATACCGACAAGAGAATCACAAAATTCTGGTGGTGATACACAGGGGGCAGTATCTTTAAGAGCAGGATGGGACTTTTCTAAAACTAGGGCTAAACAAAAAGATCCGATAATAAAAACAGCGGAAAAGAGATTAGCCAAAGTAATTTTAAATGTAATAAGAATTAAAGACCATGATCTGGGTCTTACGTCAAGAGACTTTGATGTGCAGATAAATCATAGTCCTCTTGATAATTTATATACAAAAACGCAAGCACTCGATCAAATGTTAAAATCTGGAATAAATCCAAGAATAGCAGTATCTACTTGTGGATTATGGGGAGATGCCGAAAAAGTATTTATACAATCAAAGCCATATTTCGATGTTTTGTATAAAACAGTAGATATGATAAAAAAAGAAAATGAGAGTACAGAAAAACAAGAACCGACAAGCTAGTTCTCATCGGTTCTTGTTTTTACATAATCAGTTAAAATACTAATCATAAGATTGTTAAGAGAACGAAGTTCTTCTTTTGCGATAATCTCAAGATGAGATTTAAGCTTCTTTTCCATAACAATTGTAGTTTTAACTTTATTTTCTGAAATTTTTCCTTGCGGCATATTGTCACCTCTTTTGAGTAGTATAAATCACTATCAAGTAATTGTCAAGTAACTTGCAAGTTGCTAGCAACTATGATATAATACATGTAAAGGAGATGATGATATGCCAGATAAGAAAATGGCAGGACATGTTACACATGGGTTGACAGGTAAAAGAGTTTATAAAACTTGGGAAAGCATGAAAGCAAGGTGCTACAATCCTAATGATGGAAAATATGAGAAATACGGCGGGAGAGGAATTAGAGTATGCGAGGAATGGTTAGGGAAAGACGGGGCAAGGAACTTTGCGAAATGGGCTTACGAAAATGGTTTTGATGAAAATAAACATCAAAAAGAACAAAGTATTGACAGAATAGATGTAAATGGTAATTATGAGCCAAATAATTGCAGATTTACGGATGCAAAAATCCAAGCTAATAATAGAACAAATACTATCTTTCTTGAATATCAAGGAAAGACAAAATGTTTACAAGAATGGGCAGATGAAGTAGGAATATCAGAATCAACTATTCGTTGGAGATTGAATAATGGGTATTCAGCAGAAAAAGCACTGACTACCGAAGTAAAGAAAAATTCAAACACAGGTAAGAGGTATTTGACATACAAAGGAGAAACAAAAACAGTTTCTGAATGGGCGAAGCATCTAGGATTTGACCCTAAAGTATTATATTCAAGAATAAAACGAGGGTGGTCAACAGAAAGAGCTTTAGAAACCCCAACTGGTGCCGACAAGTGGCATAAAACAAAATAATAAATTTGAAGATAAGACAGTCACCGAATAATCGGCGGCTGTTTTTATTTTATAAATTTTGCACCTATGCGTGAAATAGGAGAAATCACAAGTTGAGCAACCAACGTAAAAAAGCGTAGTGAATCGGAGGTAATTTATGACAAGGGAACAGGCAAAACAAAATCTTATCGCTATCGGAGTGGCAGAGCCTACGGATGAACAGGTAAGCAATTATCTGAATCAAGTCAATGGCGAAACAAAGAAAGAGAAAGACAGAGCCGATGGCTACAAGGCTAAAGCTGACACAGCAGATGGTTTACAGAAACAGCTTGACGAATTGCAGGCTGGAAATCTGACAGAGCTTGAAAAGGCAAATAAGGCATTAGACACAGCTAATCAGCAGATCGCAGAATTGCAGAAAAATAATGCTATTAGAGATTTGCGCGAAAAAGCTATGACCGATTTCAAAGTAACCGCAGAACAGGCAAAAGCAATTGTAAAAGAAGATGGCAGCTTTGATACAGCCGAACTTGGAAAGATTATGTCCGAAAAAGAGACCGCTGCAGCACAAGCCAAGGAACAGGAGATTGCAAAAGGCAGTACAAATCCGGGCGGTGGCACGGCTGGCGGCAATAAAGATAACGAAAAGACAGCGGATGTTGAAAATGCTGAAAAGATTACTTTTGGAAGCAATTCAGCTACCGCAGAAGCAAAAAATCATTATGTAATTTAGGAGGTAAAAATCATGGGTAAGCCTATTGAAAGAGATTTTACTCAAGAACTTGGTATTTTAAAACATTTCCCTTATCTGGGAGCCGCTTGTATTGTTCCACAGACAATGGTAACAAGCGCAGATGCAAACGGAAGAAAGATCGTAAAAGGTGGAACACCATTCCCATCCAACGATGAAAGCTGTGTCGGTTATCTGCTTAATGATGTTGACGTAACGATGGGTGATGCACCGGGAACTTACGTTTACGCGGGCGATATCGACAATGCGAAACTTACAAAGAACGGAGTAACTGTTGAGGAAACGGCAAAAGCCAAAACCCCAAGAGTTACTTTTTTTGATTAAAGAAAGAGGTGTAAATTATGGCATTACCATTAGCAGAAGCATTTACCGCAAGAAGTCTCGGTGTAATGTGGAATAACTATGAAAAGACTTTAGGTTCTCAACCTTATCTCGGCAGACAGAAATTTGGTACAAGAAAGCAGGAGAGCCTTGACCTTAGATTTATTAAGGGAAAGAGCGGTCTTCCGGTTTCACTGAAAGCATCTAACTTTGATGCACAGGCAGAGTTGAGAGATGTTGGCGGTTTCTCTGATATCCAAAACGAGATGCCTTTCTATCGTGAGTCCTACATGGTAACAGAGAGAGAGGAGCAGGAATACGACAATTACAGAAATGCAGAGAACACTTCTCTTGCAAATGATGTACTTCGTGAGATCAGCAAAAAGCCTATGATGCTGATCGAGGGCGCGAGAGTCGTACCAGAGAGACAGATTTGGAGCTTGCTTGCACCGGCTGACGGTGTACCGAAGATTGATGTAAATATCGGAAAGAAGAAGTACACAGTCGAGTACACCTCAGATGCTGGCGAAGCACACAAGAAAGATCACTTTGTTGAGATTTCAGGTGAAGCCGATAAGTGGAACGTTCCGGCAACGGCAACACCGCTTGATGATCTTATCGAGACAAGACGTAACTTTGCTAAGAAAACCGGATATTCTCTTACAAGATTCAGTATGAACACAGAGACATGGGAAATGGTATTAAAGGCAGAGGATACAAAGAAACAGGTTCTCGGTATTACTGCATACACAGGCGGTATTCGTTTACAGCAGTCGCAGGTAACTGAATATCTGCGCGGCTACGGAATTGAGATCGAGGTATACGATAAGTTATACGTTGATCCGGCTGACGGTCAGACAAAATACTTTATTCCAACAGGAATTGTATCTTGTCAGTGTGCCGGAGTTTATCTTGGTGACTATGTATTCGGAAAGACACCGGAAGAAAGAAGCGGAAGTTTAACAGATGGAAACCTTTCTATCGTAGAAACCGGAATTGCGGTTTACACATATGCTACAAACCATCCAATCAATACTCACTGCGTAGTATCCATGATCGGACTTCCAACATTTGAGGGAATGGACAGCGTTGTTGTAATGAAAGTTATGTAGGAGGTGATCCAGCGTGGTAGCAACACACACAATTAAATGTGGTGGAAAATGGTACAAGGCAGGCGAAAAAATGCCGGAGAGTAATTCCCCGGTATCTTCCGTTGGGTATACAAAGACCGAAATCAACAGAATGAGTACCGCAGACTTGCAAAAACTTGCCGCGGAGCAGGGGATTGAAAATGCACAAGCGACAAGCGGCGCGGAATTGAAAGAAATTCTGATTGCAAAATTTAATCTGTAGGAGGAAATGCTTTATGTCATACACGCTTGTCGAACAGGTAAAGATTCGCTTAAAACAATTTCATATAGAAGAGGTAGAGGACGAAGCGACCGGGGAGAAGTCCGATAAAGTTGTGTTTGATGAAAAAGAATGTAACCCTTTGATTGAACAGCTTTTAGAGCAGGCAAGAAAAGAGATTATCAGCAGACGGAACTACCCGGACACATACACGCAAGACCAGATTGACAGTGATGTTAAGAACTATGAAAACATTATGGTCAATTTGGCAGTGTACGACCGGTCGCAGGCAGGAGAAGCGTACATGGCAAGTTTCTCCGAAAACGGTGTGAGCCGAACATGGAAAGACCGTGAAAGCCTTTTTGTCGGTGTGTATCCGTTTGTAAAAGCAATGTAATTAAAGAAGATTGAGCGTGACCATATTTCCGATGTTGGTAAAATGGTTGCAGGCGGCGCACATTAAGCGGTGGTGGGCAGTGCGTCAAAAGGAGATTCAAATGAAAAGTATTTTGATTCAAACTTATCTCGTGGTACTGCCAATAGTGCTTGGATATATAGTTTGGCTTCTTAAACAACAAAAGAAAAGTAGGGACGCGAACAGTAAAGGAACAATGCTTCTTTTGCGTGTCCAACTTATTGAATACCATGCAAAGTACACCAGAATCGGAGAAATACCGTCATATGCCTATCAGAACTTCTGTGAGATGTATGATGCGTACCATGCGTTAGGTGGAAACGGAATGGTTACGAAAATGAAACATGAGATTGAAGAGATTCATATAGGGAAAGGAGATAAAAGCCATGAGGAATTGGAAGGATTGGACTAAGAAAGCCGGAATCCGAGCAATCAAGACTGTTGCACAAGCGGCGATTGCCGGAATTGGAACGGCGGCATTTATGGGCGCGGTGGATTGGAAATATGTTCTTTCTGCATCAGTACTTGCCGGAGTGTTATCGCTTCTGACAAGTGTTGCCGGAATCCCAGAGGAAAACACCAATGCTTGACATTAACAAGCAGGAAATGAAATATTCGCAATCCGGTCAGAGGGTATTCATTCCACAAACTGACGAAAATGGAGATATTGTCTATGAAGGGTACAAGGATTCCGATGGAAACTTTGTACCTTATTTAGATTCCGAAGGCAACAAGATTCCAAAAGGCGAGGAAGTTGAAGGGTTTTCAGAACCTACGACATTCCGAGCCAATATCAGCAATAAGTTGTCAGAAGCCCTTGTGAAAGAATTTGGAATTGATGATAGCACATCATACTGTCAGCTTGTTACGGATAAAGGATATTTGCCACTGAAAGCCGGCGATGTAGTGTGGAAGCGTTCGGAAGTAAAGCGCACTGATGATGGGCTTGTGGATTCAGAAACCGCAGACTACATCGTAAAAGGCGTTGCAGACGAAGGACTGACCACAGATTTATTTTTGCTTCGGAAGAATATTAAGTAGGTGATTGCGTGGCAAAGAAAACTATTTCAATGACATTATCCTCTAAATCCATACAAGACGCCATAAAGGAGTTAGAAAAGTACCGCAATAGTTTACAGGCTAAATGCGATTTACTTGTTTCTAGGCTTGCACAGATAGGTCAGACGGTGGCAATACAACACATATCGGAATCACCATTAGGAAACACGATAACGGTAAGGGTAGATAAAGCACCGCAGTTAATGACCTCGAACGCGATTCTGATTGCAACCGGAAAAACGGTAACGTCAGAAGATAGAGAACCGTTCTATACTTTGTTGGCGGTAGAGTTTGGAGCCGGTATTTTTTATAACTCCAAAGAGAACCCAAAAGCACCGGAACTTGGATTCGGTGTCGGCACGTATCCGGGGCAAATACACGCTTTTGAAGATGGTTGGTACTATTGGGACGATAAGACCGAAACATGGCGTTATACCCACGGTATCAAAGCCACAATGCCTATGTATAATGCGGAGCAACAGATTATTCAACAGTACGTAAAAATTGCAAGGGAGGTATTCGGTGGAAAATGAGTTAAATAGTTGGGCACTTGATTTTGAAGACACCTTATGTTCCCTTTTGAAATCGTACATGGAAAGCAAGGTAAGAGGAATTAAAGTGACGCAAGAAGAAGAATCGGGCGGCACCGCAGTATTCCCGACGCTTTTAGTCAGACAAATCGGTGTCACAGAAGCCGGACGAACGAATGAAGCAAAGACAATCAATGCAATTCGCCCAACATTTCAGATCACAATTACAAACAAAGGTTCAAGAAAAGCAACTAAGGACATCGCAGCATATGCGGTGTCTTTTTTTAAGCAACAAAGTTTTGAAGTATCAAATGTAATTACAACAATTTCCAAGCAAGTGCGAACGGCTACATTCCGCGCAACTCGCGTAATTGGAAACGTTGAGCATTTAGATCAGCTATAAGCAGAAAGGAAGTAGAAAATATGGCATCAACAAGTTATAAAACGCGTGTCATTGTAAAAGAGCACACGGAAAAACAGGCTGACTTTGCAGGAACATACAATCTTTTGGTTGCGGCTAAGTCAGTTCCAAGTCCTGCATCACCACCAAACACTGTTGAATCAACCACAATGGAAGATGATCAGCAGACTTTTGAAAAAGGAATTAAGACTTCTGATTCAAGAGAAATCACAGGAAACCTTGAAAAAGAATATCTTTCAAAGGTGGATGGATATGGAGATAAAAAACTTGATATTATCCATCTGTACGGAACGGACGGTATCGGCGGTGTAGCGAAGTACGCATATGTAGGAACTGCAACAGCCACACCTAACGATGTAGGTGGAAACGATGAAATCCTTGAAATGACGGTAACAGTTATTCCAAGTACAGCATCAGAGCTTGTTACAGATAAGCTGACTGTTGTTGATAACAACGATGGCACGTTTACCGTAACAGTGGTGGGGTAAAAAGCCTATCGGACGAGCAATCGACCGCACCGGTAGGCGAGGATGAACGGTCGATCGCAGAACTTGAAGCAATGAGATAAGCAACAATGGGGCGGTGGCAACACTGCCCCTTGCCAATATAGGGCAGAAAGGCAAGGTAAAACATGAAAGTTAAATTAGGTGGAAAAGAATATACAATTCAGTTTGCAACAAGACCATCGTTAAAATCACATATCTTACAGGATATTATGAAGACACAGGACATGGAAGATATTTCTTCTATGGAAGATATTCTTCTTGAAACACTTCCTAAGACGCTTCTTGTGGGATTGCAGATGCATCACAATGAAGAATTTGGATATGATTACAAAACAAACGAGGGCTACGATGAGCAGCTTGAGAAGGTGTCCGACATTCTCTATGAAGCGATTGACACAAACGAGATTAACTGCATGGATTTATTCGCTGATATGCAGGAGGAAATGATGACAAACGGTTTTTTAGCACAGATGATGGAGTCGTTGGAGAGAGCACAGGCATAGGAGAAGAAAAAGACCCCATCCAAAGCGAAAGTCAAGAATTAACATGGGAATATTACGTTGCGGAAATCCGTCCGTTTTACCTTATGGTAACGAAAGGCTACGGATTTTCCGTTGATGATATAGATATGATGAATCCAGAGTTACTTAAGCCTTATGTGGATGCATATAAGACAGAATGGAAGCAACTCGATATGGAAATGTATATGTGGTTCGGCAGATATGCAACGTCAGCATTTGTGACCGCAATAGACGCGACATTCGGCAAGGGTAATAGTAAGTACGTAAAAGAAACTTGCTATGATTCTATCGAAAAGCAGAATACGGACGATCCAGATGCAGAGATACGAGAAATGCTTAAGGCAGAAGAAGCATGGGCGGCTAAATCAAGGGAATCACATTTACCAAAGCCAAAGATAGTTTAAGAAAAGAGGTATTACTATGGCAGTAATTATTGGAAGTGCTAGACATGATGAACACGGCAACTGTTATTCTGGTGGAAAAGCCGGAGACCAGACCGGACAAGAAGTTTCGATGCAGAAGTTCTATAACCATTCTAAGGGATGGAATGTGTTAAGAGCAAAGAATAATAAGGTTGCGGAGAAATTAGCCGAAGCTATGCAGATTGCATCTGACAATAAAAATATAGGCTATGACCAATCGGAACGCTACGGAGTCATTAAGCATGGAATCAACACAAAAGTCAAGACGGAATGCGATTGTTCTTCCCTTGTACGTGCTTGTATTATCTATGCATCCGGTAAGGATGTGGGAGATTTCAATACATCCAATGAACGACCGGTAATTTTGAAATCCGGTTTGTTTGATGATATGGGTTCTTATCATGCCGGGTTTATTCTTCACAACGGAGATGTTCTTGTGACACGCACAAAAGGTCATACAGTGATTGTTGTAGGCGGCGCGAAGAAAAGCAAAGCCAAGTATTATCCGAAGTATAAGGGAAACTCAAACTCAATCGTTGAAGCATTAAAAGTGGTTGGGGAAGATGATGTATCGAAAGAACATCGTGCGGAAATCGCAAAAAAGAACGGATTTTCCAATTTTAAGTTTACATCAGAGGAAAATTCAAAGATGCTTTCTCTTCTGAAAAAGGGAAAACTAAAAAAGTAATTCAAGGGCGGTAAGGGTCAAATCTTACCGTCTTTTTCTTATGTAGTAGAAAGTTGGTGGATAAATGGAATTAGAGTCTCTTGAAATAAAAATCCAAGCGCAGGCGCAACAGGCAAGCGATCAGATAGATGCGCTTGTGACAATGCTTGGGAGATTATCTTCCGCACTTTCCGGGCTTAACGCTGGAAATCTGAATAGTCTTTCCACAGGGGTAAACCGACTTGCAGGGGCAATGACGGCAATGCGTGGAATTGACACACGGACTTTTTCTGCAGTGGCAAGAAATGTGAGCAAATTAGGCTCTATCAACAGCAGACAGATTAATGCCGCGGCTGGTTCTATGCGTCAGATTTCCAATGCGGTAAAAGGGCTTTCTGGAATGTCAGCATCTGTTAAGGGTCTGACCGAACTTGCATCTGCAATCAAACAGCTTGGCTACCAAAGTTCCACCAAGGCGATTGAAAATATACCGAAACTTGCCACGGCAATGCGACAGCTTATGTCTGAACTGTCGAAAGCCCCTAGTGTAAGCCGGAATATTATTGACATGACAAATGCATTGGCAAAATTATCACGTACTGGTGGAGCGGCAGGAACAGCGGCAAAAAGTATCACAAACTCATTTAGCGGATTTAGTTCAAGCGCTTCTGCGGTTACCAAGAAGTCTTTCTCTCTTGCGTCTGCAATCGGGAAAGTGTATGCAACGTATTGGACTCTATTCCGAGGATTTAGGCTACTTGGAGATGCTATTGATATATCATCCTCACTGACAGAGGTTGAAAACGTTGTAAGGCAGACATTCGGGCAGTATGAAAGCTTAATTAACAATTTCGCAAAAACATCAATTGAAAAATTTGGTATGTCCGAATTGTCCGCGAAACAGTTTGCAAGCAGATTTCAAGCAATGGGAACTGCACTCGATATTCCGCAGGGGCAGATGGCGAAAATGTCTATCCGGTTGACAGAATTAGCCGGAGATATGGCTTCATTCTATGATGTGAGTCAAGAAGATATTGCCAAGAGTCTGCAATCTGTATTTTCCGGTACTACGGCACCTATGCGGCGTTATGGTATCGACTTGACGCAGGCAACGTTGAAAGAGTGGGCGTTAAAGCAAGGACTTGATGCAAACATTTCCTCGATGACGCAGGCTCAAAAAGCCATGTTGCGTTATCAGTATGTGCTTGCGCATACAACCAATATTACCGGAGATTTCGCACGTACAGCCGATACATGGCATAACCAGATAACCATGCTTAAAGAGAACTTCAAAGCACTTGGAGCGGTTGTTGGTGGTGGCTTAATCAATGCATTTAAGCCATTTATCAAGGTACTTAACGCAGTTCTGCAAAAGGTGATTTCCTTTGCGGAAATGGTAACAAATGCTTTAGGTTCAATCTTCGGATGGAGATATGAAGCAAGCAAAGGGGCAGGAATCAGCGGTCTTGCTGATGATATTGGAAGCGCGTCTGACGGCATGGACGATTTAAGTAATGCCGCAGGAAGCGCAGGGAAAAACACAGGAGGTATCGCAAAAAATGCCAAGAAAGCAAAAAAGGAAATCCAACAGGCAACGCGTGCATTTGATGAATTAAAGGTTATTTCAAAGCAGAGTAAAGACAAGGGTTCCGGTTCTGGGAATAAAGGTTCTGGTTCTGGATCTGGTTCAGGTGCTGGTGGCGGCACCGGTGCTGATGGTGGTTTAGTTCAGACCGACACCATCTTTAAGAAATTCGAAAGCAACATCAAAGACCTTGAAGGACTTGGAAAAGCGATTTCCGGTGCTCTTATCAATGCAATGCGAGGCATCAAGTGGGATGAGGTATACGCCAAAGCGTCCGGCTTTGGTAGTGGACTTGCAAAATTCCTTAATGGACTATTTGAGGGTCAGAAAGGTACAACGCTTTTCGGAGAAACCGGAAAGCTGATAGCTAATTCATTAAACACGGTACTTCATGGTTTAGATTCATTTGGCACAACATTTAATTGGAAACAATTTGGAAATTCAATTGCAGACGGAATCAACAAGTTTTTCCAAAACTTTGACTTTGCATTATTGGCTCAAACACTTAATTCGTGGGCGCAAGGCGCGTTTGATGCAGTTACGACAGCATTAAGTAAAATTTCATGGAAGGATGTTTGGAAAGGCGTCAAGGATTTTTTAAGCAACTTAGACGTAAAAACAGTTGCAATTATCATCGGTGCACTGACAATCAAAAAAATCATTGGATTGCATCTTGCAAAAACCGCACTTGATATAATCGGAACTTCCATTTCGAAAGCAATAGCCGGTTCACTTGCATCAAGGCTTGGCGTTGAAATTGCGGCAAATGAGGGAATTTCAGCGGTATTGTCTACCGCTCTGTCAAAAAAAATAGGAGGGGCGTTTGCTACACTTGGGGCAACTGTTTCGGCTGGCGCAAAAGCCTTATTCGGCAGTGGAGCCGCAGAGAGCGCGCTTGCATTTATAAGCCCTGTTGCAAAAGCAATAACCGGAATAGGTTCCGTTGCGATTGGCGCATTTACTGCAATATCAAACTTTGTGACCATGTTAAAGAACGGATTCAGTTGGCTTAATGAAGCACTTATGCTTGTCGGAGTTACGATTACGGCAGTCGGAGCGGTTATTTTAGGGGTAGCGGCAGCACCTGCAGCGATTACCGCAGGAATAGTAGCCGGTGTTGCAACGGCGGCTGTAGTAGTCAAGGATCATTGGAAAGAAATAAAAGAAATTTTCTCAAAAGCCGGAGATTGGTTTAATACTAATGTGATTAAGCCAATAAGCGGATTTTTTGAGGGATTATGGAAATCCGTTTCCGGTTTTTTCTCTTCTTTATGGAAAGATATATCCGGTGTATGGGAAACAGTTTCTGGATGGTTCAATACTAATGTTATAAATCCTATTGTTTCATTTTTCCAAGGATTTTCAAAAAGAGTTGGTCAAATCTTTGAAGGATTGTGGATCATTGTCAAGGCTGTATGGATTGTTGTTTCTGATTGGTTTAAATCAAAGGTAATAGAGCCAATAAAGAAGAATTTTGAATTATTGAAATCGACAGTATCAACCGCATTCAAGGTTCTATGGACAACTGTAAAATCGGTATGGGCGGTGGTTTCCGGTTGGTTTAAGGAGCATGTTACAACACCTATCAAGAATGCTTTTAGCTCAGCAAAAGAATCTATTCAGAAAGCTTTTAGCGCGGCAAAGACAGCGGTAACCGGGGCGTGGAACAGTGTTTCTAGTTGGTTTAAAGAACATGTAACCACCCCGATAAAAAATGCTTTCTCGAAGATGAAAGAAAGTGTAGCTGAAATATTCAGCAAATTATGGAATAGCGTGAAAAGTGGCGTTGCCGGGGCAATGAACACCGTAATTTCAAGAATTGAAACAGCAATAAATTCATTGATCGGTGGAGTGAATACCGTTTTGAGAGGGTTCAACAGTGTTGTTTCTGCGGCGGCTAAAGTAGCAAAGGTAAAGTGGAGCGGAGTCGATCTTGTGCCGAAAGTGAGCCTACCTAAAGTAAAGGCTTATGCAACGGGCGGTTTTATGGATAAATATAGCATAGCAACAGTTGGAGAAAATGGACTTCCGGAAATTATGGGAACAGTCGGAGGTAAGCCAGCGGTCGCAGGAAGCCAAGAAATTACCGGAATCAAAGATGCTATCAATTCAACATCTGCGCAAGAGGTTTCCTTACTGCGACAACAAAATCAGTTATTACAAGCTATTTTACAGAAAAATTTCGGAATTACTACAAACGACATAGGAAAAGCTGCAAGGGATTATGGTAGAGAACATTACAATCGAACCGGAGACAATGTATATGTTTTTTAGTGACTTCTATAATAGAACGTGATATAATTCTAAATAAATCATATCACAAGAAAGGAGTCATTATGAGAAACACAAAAAAATTATTAGTAGCGATGGGATTGGCATTTGCCGTTTTGATTTCGGCTATGCCAATCCAAAATGCAGATGGGGAACAGATTGTTGCACAGGCGGCAACTATCAAATTAAGCAGAAAGACTCTTAATTTAAAAATTGGAGAATCAGCAACATTAAAGATAAGCGGAATGAGGAAAACTGCTAAATGGAGTAGTGGCAATAAATATGTTGCTTCTGTAAACAAGTCTGGAAAAGTTCTGGCGGTTGGAGAAGGAACAACGTACGTAAAAGCAAAAATTGCAAAGAAAACGCTTTCTTGCAAAGTTACCGTCACTTCTTCCTTTAATGCGAACAAGGTAAAGAAAAACATCTCAATTGAATACCAAGATAGTGGTCATGGAGTTGTTGCTATCTTGAAAAACAACAACAAGGTAAATGTTGATCTGGACGCAAAACTTGTATACTACAAAAACGGTAAAATGCTGGATAGCAAAAGCGATTGTAACAGAGCTTTTGAATCCGGTAAGGAATGTGTTCTTTATTTTGACGCACCGAGCGATTCTGATTATAACGATGTTTCTTATGATAACTATAAAATGTCGTTGAGTGTTGATGAAGCAACAAATGCTGTTTGTGATGTTCGCAATATAATGGTTCAATCGGACATTGGAGCAGATAATGTTACGGTTGAAGCTACAAACGATTCCGGAAAAGATTTTTCATTTGTAAAAATTTCTTGCGTAATGTATGATGCATCTGGCAACTTGATCAAATATGATTATCATTATGCAGAATGTGAAAAGAATGGAGATACAGATTATTTTTCATTTAGTTTTCCGTACGATTCAAATTACGATACGATCTATCCGAGCAGCTATAAGATATATGTTGATGAAGCATATACATATACTTGGTTACAGTAAAAATTGAAAGATAAATGATACTTAAGCCGTGGAAACACGGCTTATTTTAATTCCAAAATCGGATTGACACAAAATCAAAAATAGTCTATCCTTATTACTAAGGAAACAACCTTATCCGTGAAGAAGCGGATTACTTACTTGAACGCCATACTGTACGAAAGAGGAAACCAATGTGATTTCACAAGCGGTTTCCTCTTTTTTATTCAGATAAAAATGTATGGAGGTAGACACGAATGAAAAAATCACAACTTATGCTTAAGATTCAAAATAGCATTGAGGTATTTGAAAATCCGATATTCGGACAGATAAGAATGACCATGGTAGATGATGAACCATGGTTTGTTGGAAAGGATATATGCGAAGTATTCGGAGATACGAATTACAGAAGAAGCCTTTCGAATATTGATGATTCTGATAAGGGTGTGTCACAAATTGATACTCCAGGTGGAAAACAAAAAATGACGATTGTTAATGAAAGCGGTTTGTATTCCTTGCTTTTTCAGATGCAACCTCAAAAAGCAAAGGGTGTGTCACAAAACGACGCCCTTATAAACGAAAGAAAAGAAAAACTTCATAAGTTCAAACGTTGGGTAACATCCGAGGTTCTCCCTACAATCCGTAAAACAGGTGGGTATGTCAATAATGATGAATTATTTATTTCCACTTACCTGCCATATGCAGATGAAAACACTAAGCTGATATTTTCCCAGACATTAAAAACTGTTAGAGAGCAGAACGAAACCATTAAAAGGCAGAAGAAAGAAATCATCCATAAGGAAGATGTTATTATCGGACTCGTTGATGATATTGACTTGGCAACCAAGAGACAGCGGATAACACAGATTGTCCGTTTCGGTGCCGATGGAAAGTATCAAGAACGCTATTCGTTGCTTTATGGAGAATTTGAAAGGAAATATCACTGCAACCTTAAATCAAGGATGGAAGGTTGCACACTCAAACCAAAAGTAAGAAACAAGATGGATTATATCGACAGGGAAATGGGAATGATTCCGCAGTTGTACGAAATCGCTTGCAAACTTTTTGAAAACGATGTAGAAAAACTGAAATCTGAATGGGAATCAGTAGTAGCTTAAAATTTAATCAAATGGATAGCATCTACCAACACGGTAGGTGCTATTTTTATGCCCATTTTTAGGAGGTAAACGATGGGATATGGTGGATATTTAGTAAAGTTTGGGAATTATACCATACCGAACAATTTAATAAAGCAGGACACGTTTAGTTCCTATGTAAATATGCAGGACAAAGACCCTTGGACGGATGAAAACGGATATGAGCATCGTGATGCCGTGGAACTGAAAGCCTTAAAAGTTGAGTTTGAAACCAAAGCTATGCTGACTGAAAAGCAGTTTGATGATTTTTGGAAGAATATCGAAAAGAACTATACCAAGGCAAAAGAGCGTGGCGGTTATATCACGGCATACGTGCCGGAGAAACGCGGATATGTGACGCAGTACGGATATATCGCTGACATTCAGCCTACGTTCTATTCTGTGGCGAATGGGAAGATTAAGTATGACCCAATAAAATTTTCGTTTGTAGGTGGTGTATATGATAAATAGCAATTTAAAAGAAAAGTATTGGGATTCCGGCACAGACAAGCAGATGGTTATATCTGTTGTTGGAACAAATCAGAAAATAGACAATTCGATGCTCGAAGTCGGTACGTTTTCGCTTGAAGAAAGTCTTTGCTCGGAATCAGAGTTAAAGTTTGGTGCGTGTGAAGCAAACTGTGTAAAATTCACAGCACGAAACACCGCAGGAAGCATTAACGGTAGAACTATTTCCATTTCGGAAACAGTTGACGGAGATAGCGAAAATCCGATGCTATACGGAGTTTTTAAGGTTGCATCCGATGTTCCTACGGCTGACCGGACAAAACGGCAGATTACGGCATATGACGCTATGTATGACATTATCAATTCCGATGTAAAGGCTTGGTATGCAGGACTTAGCTTTCCCATGACGCTTAAGCAGTTCAGAGATAGCTTCTTTGCATATCTCGGAATTGAACAGGCGGTAGCAACATTGCCTAACGATTCCATGACAGTCAATAAGACGATTGTAGCCACACAGACGGACGATTCAAGCGCGGTTACAGAAGAGTCCTCTATCAGTGGAAAAACGGTTGTAACGGCAATCTGTGAGATTAACGGATGCTTTGGTAATATCAACCGAGATGGCAAGTTTGAGTATGTCTTTCTGAAAGCAATCGCAAGCGCGCTTTATCCGGCAGAAGATTTGTTCCCGGCAGACAATTTATTTCCGTCTGATGCAAACACAGAGTCCATGACCGGACACTACATCACGTTTGATTACGAGGACTTTCAAAGCAAGGCAATTACGCAGCTTGAAATCAAGACAAGCAATGATAACGCCGGTGCTATTGTTGGAACTGCCGGAAACAACTATTCGATTACAGGAAACTTTCTTGTATCAGACAAGACCGGAGCGGAGCTGAAACAGATTGCAAATAACCTATTGCCGATTATGGCACAGGCAGCATATACGCCGATTAAAAGTTGCACTTGTGTCGGCAATCCATGTCTGACACTTGGGGAACCAATCCGGTTCAATACCACAAGAGAGATTGTTGAAACGTATCTATTGCAACGCACCCTAACCGGAGTACAGAGCAAGAGAGATTCAATCTCGGCACAGGGTACGCAGACACACTCCGCAAAGGTTAATTCTATCAGAGAAACACTTGAAAGCGTGGAAAGACGTACCGGAAAGTTAGAGAGGAACGCAGACCATCTTCAATCCACTTATGAGGATTTAGAAGAACAGACAAATACCAAGTTTGAGCAGACCGCAAAAAGCATTTTAGCAGAAGTTGATCGTGCACAAAAAGCGGAAGGGCAATTAGACGCATCATTGGAATTGAAACTTGGAAGAGACGAGAACGACCAAGTTATTTCGATGATTAATGCCAGTGCTGACCAAATTGTGCTACGAGGAAACAGATTGATTGTAGAATGTAACAACTTTGAACTGGACGGTAGCGGACGAGTACATATAATAGAATCTCTGCTTTTCGACAGTGGCGAGGCATCCGGGATAGAGATATTAGGGCATGACGGAAGAAATAATGCGCTATTGCAGAATGTTATGTTGGACTTGTCATCTGTTACTGACGCAAACGGGGAAAACTTGGCGACAGAAAGTTATGTTGACGGTTCGCTGAGTGGCTACGCAACCAAAAACGAATTGCCAAGTGGGTATTTTACAGATGTAGACTATACACTTAATGATAAGTCTACAACCAAATATTCGCCCAGACACTTTAATAAAGTGTCTAATTTTGGCTCGAGGGAAAGTACCTTGGATATCGAGGGTCTTTTGATTTCTATTCCGAGTTCCGATAAAAGGCTGAAAAATAATATACAATCATTAAGGGATATTAAAAGCGTTTATATGGCAATGTGCCCGGTTGAATATACATGGAAACCCGGATACATCACGCAACACACAGGCTTACAGTTTGGTTTAATTGCGCAGGATTTAGAGAAGATTTTGCAGGATGCCGGATTGTCCGATAGCGGACTTGTACTAAAAGAAAATGCCGAAGAGGATGAAAAAGCAATTCACGGAGATTCAAAGACATGGAAAATTGACAAGGAAAATCTCCATGCAATGCACATACAGATGATTCAAAAGCAGCAGAAAGAAATCGAACTTTTGCAGCAGAAAAACGAAGATCTGGAACGCAGATTATCAGCGTTAGAAAGGAGTGTGAACCATGCAGAAAATTTATAGCCGGACATACTGGGAGAATTTTCCAAGCGAGAATACAGCTATTGATGCCATGCGGTTAAATAATATGGAAGCCGGCATTGATAACCTGGATGATCGTGTGGTTGCTATGGATGCATCCAAGGTTGATCTGACAAGGGCTAACGAACTTGTAAAGGAAATCCTTTGGGATGAATCCAACGGTACGCTGACTGTGGTAAAGATGAACGGTTCCAAGGCTGTTATCGATACAAAATTAGAAAAGTTGGCGGTCAACTTCAAGTATAATCCGCAGACACAACAATTAGTAATCACGCTTGACGATGGCACAGTGCAGAACGTGGATTTATCTTCGCTGATTACAGAATATGAATTTCTTGATTCCGATACGATCGCTTTTGAACTTACATCTGACGGAAAAGTCAAGGCGATAGTGAAAGAGGGAAGTATCCAAGAAAGGCATCTGCGTCCGGATTATCTTGCAGATATTAAAGTGGAATCTTCCAAGGCTGTAAATTCTGCAACTAATGCAAAAACATCCGAAACCAACGCTGCAAAATCCGCCACAGATGCCAAGGACAGCGCAGACCGAGCGCAGGAAATCGAAAACGAGATTAACAAGAAACTCACAATGACAGAATTTGATGTGAATGAGGATGGGGAGTTGATTTACACGGACAATGCGGCATATAACTTTACCGTTGATAATAACGGAAATTTGAATTGGGAGGTGGCTTAAATGGCTATAGCAGGAAGAGTAGCAATTGTGCCAAAGGGCGATTGGAGCGCAAATGCTACATATAAGAGATTGGATGCGGTAACTTATAACAATACGCTTTATTTCGCAAAAAAGGAAGTGCCGGCAGGAACGGCAACAAGTGACACGGAGTATTGGTCTAAGTCTGTTGTAGGTGGTGCTGGTGCGATTGCAACAACAGAGGATGCCGGAGTTGTAAAGCCGGACGGAAAGAGCATGAGCGTAGATGAGAGTGGAACGCTTAGCATTAACTTGGATGGCACCACAATTACATTGGACGAAGCGAAAAACGTCATAAAGTTGGCAGATGCATTAAAGGATAAAATCGGAAGTGCGCTGCAACCAGAAAGTATCGTAAATAACCAGGTAACAACAGAAACCGGGTATGCGCTAGACGCTAGACAAGCTAATCCGAATCTGGATGGTACGCTTGCAAAGCAGATAAGTGATTTAAACGGCCGTTTAAATAATATTAAAAGAGGTGGCTGGTTAAATCCTGGAACTACAGCTTCTTTCAATATCGATGATAATACTAGTTATCTCCTTTTTCTTAATTCTGCTGGTTATGTATATGCATCCGTAATGAGTACGGTATATGATTTTCATAATACAATTATTAAAAATGATTTCAACAATAACGATATTGAGGTATTATTTGATAGAGATACAAAAACAGTCACAGTAAAAAACAATGGAGGTTTAGTTATTGATTTTAGATGCGTTTAAAATCATTGCAATGCAAATTACTTTTTAATTCACGTTTATTTTTTTCACGAACCCCATCTTCCGTCCCCTCCGCATCCTCTTAAGGCTATCTCGTCACCACCAGCGGGAGCAGGTACTATAATGCAAGATTGGGTACAACTTTATTGAAAATTCACTATTTGTTTGGTATGGTATCCACTGCTATCATTTGTTATCAAAACCATACCAGATGTACTAATAGCAAGTTCTGCATAATAATCTTTTGATTCATCTTTGTTATATTTAATATACAGACTATCATCATAAATGGAGAGTAAAACAATACCATCTGAAGAACGTAAAACTGTTTCTCCTTTTGGGGCAACGTGATTTAAACTGCCGTTTAAGAAAATATATCGAACAAACATTCGAACGTAACTTATAAACCATTTTTATATATGAAAGGAATTAAAAAACATGGATAAAATTATTTTAGCCAACAAAACAGAATACGATATTGCCGACGGTGCAAGCCTTGGCAACATCCAGATCAAGGCAGAGAATTTCGATGCCATTAAAACGATTACGGATGCATTTACTGCGGACAACCTTGCAAAAGTGACATTCACTCACAACGGGGAAGTGTCCGGGGAATACACAGACCTTAAATCCGATGGGTTTTCTTACAATCCAAACGTGGGAGAGGACGGGAAAGAAGATGGTACATACACGGTAACTGTTCGACTTCGGACAAAGACAGAAATGGAAAAAGCAATTGATGAACTGAAAGCAGGACATGAAGTAAACGCCGGGGCAATTCAAGATCTTGCGGATATGGTAGCAGGAGGTGAAGCATAATGGTTAAATTCTACGTGAGACGTATTCTGGTAGACAAGAAAATGACAATTGATGAAGTGCCGATGCGTTGGCGCGCAAAAGTGCAAGAAGAGATCGAGAAACAGCTTTCCGCTTCTCTGCAATGACATTTTCTGTCGAAACTTGCGACCGAAAAATGTTGAAATCATGCATATTACAGTGATACTATGGACTTGTCCGAAAGGACACTTCAAGTTCTGGCATGGGTGGGGTTTGGCATGGCTCCGCCCATAATTGGGGATTGACTATACAGAACGTATGTTCTACAATAATTGTCGAGGTTAGTTATCATTTGAATCGAAAGGGTGGGAGCAATGGATAACAACGAAAACGAGTATTACAAAAGCAAAATCATTGAATTGATTGAAAAATGCGACAATACTAGATGGCTTCGAGCCATATACGTATTTGTAAAAGAACTGTTAAAATAAGAAGAAAGCCAAGGGTTTGCGCATTGCCCTTGGCTTATTTTTATTTCTTCTCTGAAATCATATCAACAAATTCTTCTAGTTTATCCCAGCCATCTTTATCTAGCTGCGCTAGAGCAGAAATCAATTTCTTTTTAAAATTTCCGTCTTCTGATTTCATAACATCTGCAAGCATTTTTGAAATTTGCTCATCTTTTGTTTCCGGCATAAACATTTCTCCGTTTCCGGTGCGAAGCCAATCTTCATTAACGTTGCATTTCTCACATACAAGTTTAATAAATGCATCTGATGGATTCCTTCTTCCAGATTCGTAGCTAGAAATGTTTTCTTTTGATATTTCCAAGTAATTTGCAAATGTTTCCTGAGTTTTCCCATTAGGATTGCTTTTTCTTATCTCCTTTAGGCGCTCCTTCATATTAACACCTCCTTTCAACTTGATTATACAAGTCACAATCGCAAATGTCAACGACAAAAATTGTACAATGTACAAAAATAACTATTGACAAAGATTGTACGGCGTACTATTATAAGAATGTACAAAGTACAAGAAAGGAGAAACAAAAGTGAAAAAACCATCTGTTTCAGATGCTGCATTAGTACTTTCAGCATTTACTTTGCTGTTTCAGATTTTTTGCCATTTTATTTTGCCAAAGCTTTGACAAAATCAATTATTTCTGAATGATGTACAGCAAATTCCATTAAAGCACATATGATAGAAAGAACCACAGAAATCCAACCTTTAATATCCGCTTTGCTTGATGTTTTTAATGCAACATCAGCTTGCGTTTTGGAACTTTCAGCAATCTCTTTAGCTGAATCAGCTTGCAACTTTGCAGAGTCGGCAATATCGTGAAGTTCTTTGCTTGTTTGCTCAATAAAAGTGGTTTGAGCTTCCAACATTTCAATCGGGGATTTGCCATCTTTGTATCTAGGCATTTCGATGTTTGTGACGGATTTGTTGAAAAAATCATCCAATTGTGGACGAGTAGGTATGTAGCGCATATGGAAATCTCCTTAAGTTTTTAAGGAATTATATCATGGAAAGGAAGTGAATTCAATGAGTGAAAAGGAAAAGCGCGTTGTCGAAAAACTTCGTGATGCCATTCCGAATATGACAGATTTTCAGAAAGGATATGTTCTTGGAATGGTTGAGAGTTCTGCTTCGAAACATAGTGAGCAGGGCGAGGAAAACGAAACACATAATGGAAAGGAGAATTAAAATGAGCAATTTTGAATTTCAGAAAGTTAATTCAAGGGTAATTCGTAGCGGTGACAACTATTTGGCAAAGGTTGACTCTGCGGAAACTTTTTCAAGCATTTTCGTTGACGAGGAAACAACATATGGAGTCTCTGTAAGAGATGCACAGATACAGACAGGAGATTCGACTTACACACCTGCAATGGCTTTTACATATTCCATGGAAGATGGTTCCGTGCGTTTTATAGATGTTGTTGTATGTCCGTTACTCGGAACGTTTGTTTCTGACTGGTACTAAATTATAAAGTGGCAGAAAGGGGCATGAATGAAAAAAGTAATCCAATTCATCATAGGTGCGGTCGCAATGGAATATTCCTTAGTTGCCGCGTGCTATATGGATAGTGAGGGCGCGTCCGGGAATATGTCGGCTATTAAATTTGTAGCCGGTGCGGTAATTGCGGCAATCATGTATTACTGGTCGGAAGTAGACCGAAAGAGAGCTGAACTTGATAAAAGAATCAAGAGAAAACGCAGAATGAGAGAGGATGCATGGTAGACGTTGTGTATATAAGTGGTACGAGATGTTCCACGAAAGAAAAGCGTATGCTTGCTGAACTTTTGGCAGGGAAACGAAAGAAACAGAATGATAAAGATAATTTTGAAAAGGTTCTTGACAGAGAAATGGAAAGGAGAAGCAATGGAGAACAAAATAACACTGATCGGTGATGTTGTATCAGCACCAAGGGAAAGCCATACAACGTCAAACGGTAAGAAATTTTATAAATTTTTCATCGGAGTTGAAAGAAAAAGCGGTGTTGCAGATATACTTCCTGTACTGTTTGATGAAGAAATCAGCGATACAGGAATCAGCGGAACGGTATATGTCAGTGGGAAGATAATTGCCCGGCGTGTAAAAACAGGGTCTGGAAAAGCCATTCTTATGTATGTTATAGCTGATACAATCACAAAGCCAGAGGATGATAGCCCTTTGAATGAGGTAAGTCTTGATGGAATTATCGAGGAAAAGCAACTTAGAGAAACACCGCTTGGCCGTAAAATATGTGATTTGAAACTCAAAAACGTAAGAGAAAACGGAAAAGAGGATTTGATCACTTGCATCGCATGGGGAAAGTGTGCAGAATATACGGACTCGCTTGCTTTAGGTGATGCGGTGAGTGCATACGGAAGATTGCAGAGCCGGAGATACAAGAAAACGTGTAAAGATGGTCGCGTTGTGGAAAAAGTTACATATGAGTTGTCAATAAAAGGAATCGTGGGGGTGTAACATGGGAAAGAAAAATATGTTTATGTTCCAAAAGACGAGTATGAAGAACTGATTGAGTGCAAGTTACATATCAACATGTTACACAGATACATTACAAAAGAACATGAGATTAACATCAAATTGCACGGATGCAAACAGGGCACAGCAGGTATGCTGACAATCGAAAATTTGAGCGGATATATGGAGAACGAAAAGCATTTCGATAGGCTGAAAAGAGAATTTAAAGAAAGGGTGAGACAAAAATGCGAATGATTTTAAAATCGTTACATGGGGAGAACTTCAAGGGCATTAAGAGCATTGACATTAAATTTGGGGAGAAAAAGACAAAGATTAGCGGACAGAATGCGTCCGGAAAGACCACGATTTTTGACATATTTTCATGGTTGCTTTTTAACAAGAACAGTGCCGGAGAGGAAAAATTCAATGTTCGTCCATTAGATAAGGACGGAAAGCGCATAGATAACGTGGAAATCAAGGTTGTAGCAGTTTTGGACGTAGATGGTAAGGAAGTAGAGCTTTCCAAGGTTCAGAAACAGAATTGGGTTAAGAAGCGCGGTACCGACACCGTTACTTTGCAAGGAAATATCAATTCATTTGAGATTGACGGTTATCCGAAGAGTGAAGCTGAATTTAAGTCTTATATTTCCGGTTTGGCGCAGAGCGAGGAAATGTTTAAGATGCTGACCAATCCGCAGTATTTTTCTTCTTTGAAGTGGAAAGATCAGCGAGATATTCTGATGAAACTTATTTCTGATTTTTCAGATGTGGAGTTGGCAAAGACAGATGCCAAGTATGCGCCACTGATTGCGGAATTGGAAAAAGCACCGTCTACGGATGATATTCGCTCAAAGTTTTCCAAAGCGTTATCTGAATGGAAGAAGAAACAGGCTGAAATTCCGGTACGTATTGATGAAGCCGAGAAATCTAAGGTTGATGTAGATGTGGCAGAGCAGGAGTTGTTAAAGGCTGACCTGGAGCGGAAGATTGAAGCTGTTGACGATCGTATGGGAAATGCCGGAACCGAGATTGGCAGACTCCGTGGAAAAGAAATACAGTTGCAATTTGATATGTCCGGCATTATGCAGGTCATGAATGACGAACTTTCCGCAAAACGTAGAGGTCTTGACAGTGCCAAGGATGATGCAACACGAGAATTCAATGACTTACATAATCAGATTCAGTCTGCGGAAAATCAGATCAAGGCAAATGAGAAGACAATTTCCGATACAGATGCAGAGCGGAAAAATCTTGGTGTTGAATACAATGCAGAATTTTCCAAGGCATTTGATGAAATGCCATATCTCTTTGACGAATCCAGGTGGACGTTCGATGAGTCCACAACGGTTTGTTCCTTATGCGGCCAGAAGTTGCCAGAAGATAAGATTGAGTCTCTTAAGGCTGATTTTGAGCAGAAAAAGGCAGATGCCAAGGCACGTGCCGCCAAACAGTTAGAGGATGCACGCAAAGCATTTGATGATGCAAAGGGCGCAAAACTTAAAGGTCTGATTGACAAGGGCAACGCTTGCAAGGATGATATTAAGCGATTGACAAAGGAAAACGCCAAGTTGCAGGAAAATATTGTGGCACTCAAAGAGCAGGAGTCCAAGGCACTTGCAAAGCAGAATGATTATGCAAAGCAGTTATCCGAGATCCCAAGTGAAGCTGATTATTCACAGAATGAAGAATATATGAAGCTGAAAGCAGAGCATGACAAGATTCTTGCTGATATTGCCAAGCTGGAATCCGAGGGCGCAGACAAGGTTGTTACTGATTTAAAAGCCGAGAAAGCCGATCTGCAGAGTCAGCTTGAAGATGTGAACAAGGTTATTGCGCAGGCGGCTAACAATGTTGCGATTGATGATCGTATCGAAACGCTTCGTGACGAGCAGAAAGAAATCGGGCAGAAAGTTGCCGATCAGGAACAGATGCTTTACCTCTTGGAAGAATTTATTCGCTTCAAACTGAATAAGGTTTCTGAATCTATCAACAGTCATTTCAAAACAGTAAACTTCAAACTCTTTGAAACGCAATTAAATGGCGGACTTAAAGATTGCTGTGAGTGTACCGTAAATGGCGTTCCGTATTCGACTTTGAACAGTGGTCACAGAATCGTAGCAGGACTCGATATTATCCGCTCATTGAGTGAGTTATACGGTGTGAGCGTGCCGATTTTCGTAGATAATGCAGAATCGCTGAATGAGTTTAATGTGCCGGATATGGATGCGCAGTTAATTCTTTTGAGCGTTTCCGAGGACAAACAGTTGAAAGTGGAGGGTATGTAGAATGAAAATTAGAGTTTCTACAGACGGAATGAACATTTCTGTTGATGTCGGGGATAAAGCAGTTGAACTTTTCTCTAAGATTACAAGCATGCTGATAGACTATCTTCATTTTGATTCCACGAAAGAAATTGAGATCGAGAAACCAAAGTTAGGGATTGATTCGCTTCCAAAAATTCCGAATGTTGTAGTACCGAGCGACATACCGGCACAGCATAAAGAACCTGTTGAAGAGACTTATCACGGATTGACATATAAAGGATTCATCTATTGGAAATGTAAGAAATGCGGAGCGATAAGAGGTTTCTGCTTGAAGAAAGAGAGCAAAGGCATCCATTGCATGAATTGCGGAGATGAGTCACTTTTCGATGAACCATTGAAGCCACTTTATGCGAATTGTGAGTGCGGACAGCGTTTCAAGTACATGACGAATATGGATGAGGAAATGTTTGATATGGATTGCATTGATTGTGGTGCACCAATTCCTATTAAGTGGAACGACCATGATAAATGCTATCAGACCATCAAAAATTAGAAAGTGAGTTATCAGAATGTCAAGAGTAGGGACAAGCAACAACATCACACAGCCGGATGCACGGTGTATGTCGTGCAAGCGTTGGAAGAGTGCAAGTAAAGGGTTCTGGGGAAGAGACGGACATTGTTCTCTTCCGTATTGCGAAAAAGACGCGAGAAATAAAGGAAAGAGAGGTCGTGTACATGGATGATATTGAAAAGTTGAAGGCTGAAAACTCGGATTTGCGAACAAAGGTAGACGAACTTGAGAGTAATAAATATTGCCTTGGAGGAGAGCTTAGAAAAGCCACAGAAACAAACGAACGACTTTTGCGTATTCTTGAAAATTTGTCAAATGGATATGTGAAAAAGGAGAGGTAATTATGCAGTATATCAAAGCAAAATACCCAAACAGCACACGCAGTTACATCTTTAAGACCGAGGATCCCGTAAAAGCCGGAGATACAGTTGTAAATGCAAAAGGCGCAAAGCTGACGGTCACGGATGAAACCGTGGATATGAAGTGGGTAGAAACCTACGGTGCTGATAAGATGGCGGTTGTTAAGAAGTATGAGGAACCGGAAAAACGGTACATTGTCGAGCGTGAGTTTGAATACGCAGGATATAAATGCGTAGTAGTATTTACGCGCATGGGGCATAGATGCGGTTATGTCGGAATTTCAAAGAATCATCCATTATACGGAAAGGATTACAGTGATTACCTTGAAATCAAGAAAGCCGATGTCGGGGACAGAGAAGTAAGCGGAATTTTCCCTTTGCTTTGTGCTTGTCTGGATGAAGATGAAAGAATCCAAATTGAAGCATATTTTCAGTGTCACGGTGGCATTACATATGCAGGCGGTGGAGAGCATTCAAGTTATCTAATCGAGAGTGATTTGTGGTGGTTCGGATTTGATTGCGCACATGCAGGAGATAAGTCGGATTTGAAGTATGCAATAGAGAAGTTCCCCAAACAGGCAGAGCAACTTAAAATGCAGAAGCGAATCAACGATATGTACCAGATTGAGGGCGATATCATCAGAACAGAGGAATATGTTGCAGAAGAATGCAAGAAATTGGCAGAGCAGTTAAAGCAGTTTGAAGAAAGCGGGGAAAAATAAATGATTTTACAGAAAAAGACAGTTCGTACAGGAAGAGGAACTAGCAAGGTTGAACTTGTGGAAGAGGGGACAGATTACATCGTGAAAGTAGATGGGGACGTTTATAAAAGAACTACAAATGAGCTGTTCGCAGTGCAGGCATTTAATGAGATTTAGGAAAGCGAGGAAAAATAATTATGGCAGAAACAAAGAAACAGGAAGTTGCAGTTAAGCAGGAAATGAATACAAGGCTTTCGTTCTACGCAAACCAGTATACCGGACTTATGGAGCGAGATTTCGAGGAACATGGTCTTGTATTTGATGATTATTCAAAACAGTGTGTTATGGCATCAATGAGTGCGATTTACAACCTTGTTACATCAAATAAGGCAGCTATGGAAAATCTGAATGGTTCTAATTTGCGGCAGGTTATCGGGCAGGTCTCCAGCCTTAAACTTAATGCAAATGCAGTACCGAGAGAGTGTTATTTCCAGTTAAGAAATAAGCAGGATGCCAATGGAAATTGGTATAAAGAGGTTGAGATGGGAATCGAGGGAGACGGAAACGATGCACTTCTTCGCAACTTCGGCGTTGGCGTTAAAAAAGTCTATCCGGTATGGCTTGTGAAAGAAGGAGATGAATTTACATACCCGAAACATAAAGGCGTTGAGATTACACCACCGGAATGGGAAGAAAAAGGATTGTCGCAGAAAGTCATTCGCGTTGTTTATCCGGTCGAGATGGACGGCGGAAAGATTGAATATATGATTGCCGAGCGAGAAGGTGTAAAAGGAAACCTTTTGGCTCATGTGCGCAACAATCTTTTGAATGAAACGTTTGGAATTTGCGAGAATAAGCGCAAGGCAACCGACAAGCAAAAGGCTGAAATTAAGGCTAAAAAGGACGAGATTATCAGTGCACTTCTCGGATGCAAGACATTGGAAGAAATGCTTGCTTGTGAAGTGGCAAGACCTTATATGAGCGCGGCGTGGAGAGAAACTTCCGAAGCTATGATTGTCCGCAAGATGCGTAATAACGCAATCAAGAAACACCCGAAAGACCTTAACGCTATGGCTACACAGTCACTTATGCAGATGGATGAAACTTATCAGCAGACGCAGGAAGATATTGCCGAAAACGCCAATTCAGAGGACTTCATTGTTGCAGATGCAGAAGTAAAGGAATCAGTGAAAGATGGCGTTGAGAAGTCGGTTGGAGCGCATTTTGATGTAGAAGTTCCGGTGAAAGATGATCGAAAGATTTCTACAGATGCTGACGTTCCGGATTTTATGAAGAATTAGGAGGGCATTATGATTTTTGTTAAATTGGCGATTCTGTTATTCGCGTTATGGTTTGTTATCGGAAAAATTGTTGCTTCAAACATATCTCCACAAGAGCAGGCACTTCACAATCTCGGAGTTCCATATAAGCTTACGTTCGGAAGAGTTGTTTTAGCTATCTTATCGATTGCACTGTTTGTTGATGCTTTCGTTGCTTTGGTTTGGTTTTTGTTTTTCAGATAGGAGGAGTCTATGAGAGTTATATCACAGGACGGCACGATTGATTTGCCGTATGAACAGGTAATTATTCAGTGCTTTAAGAAAAATATCTACTTTCTGAATAAGAACCTTATCGGGGTAGAACAGCTTATTTGTGACAGGGTTGTTGCTAAATATTCCACGGAAGAAAAAGCCAAGAAAGCTATGGAAATGCTTAGAGATGCATATATCGGTATGCCTATCGTAATGCAGAATATTGATGTTTCAGAAGATGTGGCGAAGGAATTTGAAAGATTAAAGAAATGCGGTATTATGGTGCAAACAGAAAATCAGCCGTCAAAAATAGAATGCATTAGCAATGCTATCTTTCAGTTTCCTAAAGAGGAAGAATTGGAGTAGGGTATGGGAAAAGTATTATTCAGACTAATAGCATTTATTCCTTGGCTTGTTTGGATGATTGGATTTCATATTTACAAGAAAATTAAGCAAGAGGAAGTTTGGGAAAGTGATGTATTTATCCCAGTTATGTGGATTCTTATAATATTCGGTCAGTTTTTATACCCGATTCTACAGTATTTGTATTAAGAAAGCGAGGTGGTTTAAATGCTTATGCGATGTTGCGGTTCATCATCAGCAGGCAACAGTTACGCTTTAATCAGCAGCAGTGGTGAGATTCTTGCCATTGAAGCAGGTGTGAAATTTATGGACTTTAAGAAAATGATTGATTGGAAAATAGCAAATGTTTCCGGATGCATTGTGAGCCACGAACACGGAGACCATGCACGATACATAAAAGATTTCATGCAGTCCGGTATTCCGGTTTACACGGCTTTTGAAACGCAGACCGCACTTGAAACCATAACCGGAGAACGTACAGCACCTATTCCACCGCGCAGAACACGGCAAATCGGCGGTTTTACAGCAACACCATTCAATGTACCGCATGACACAGAAATCGAGTGCTATGGCTATTTAATCGAGCATGAGGAAATGGGCAAGCTGTTATTCTTGACCGACTTGGAATATTGCAGATATGACTTTTCCGGCATAAAGGTTGAGCATATCATGGTCGAAGCCAATTATAGCATGGACTTGGTAGACCGGAATACGCCAAATTATGAACACCGTTTGAGAGGTCATATGAGCCTTGATACGGCACTTAAATTTATTCAAACGAACGACAACCCAGCTTTACGAAATGTCGTTTTAATACACTTATCGGACACAAGCGGAGATCCCGCGTTATTCCTACAACGAACGAAAGAAACAATTAAATATGGAGCGAATGTTTATGTTGCAGAAAAAGGGTTAGAGGTTGATATGAACCTTTGTCCGTTCTGAAAGGAGAAAGCATGAAATTATACATTTATAGATTTTGGAGAAATAAATTTTTTTTTGAAGAAGTAGACGTAGAGGAAAAGCCAAAGATGTATATCATCACAAAAATTGCAAATTTGGATATAAAGGACAGGGAATCCGCAAGGGCGAAATTGGTGCGTTAAGCGGTTGCAACAGGAATAAGGTCATTCTGACGGAGAAAGACAAGAAAAAGGCTGTTGAAATGCTTATTAACAGGCAGAACATTATTGTTGAGAGTTGCCGAGTACGTCTTGAAAAAGAAGAGAAAGCCCTTGAGACTATCAAAGCGGAACTTGAAAAGAATAATTAGGTTGAAACACCTTGGCGAAAGCCTAAAAGAAACTACCTTGTTTGGCGAATAGTTATCACAAACCTTATTGAAAGCCATGTTTTGGCGGTGCGTTCATCGTGCCGCCCTTACAAAAGATTGGAGGTAAAAATTGAAATTATGTAAATACTGTATGGCTGAATTTGAGCCGAAACGACCAGATCAGAAATATTGTAGACCAAAATGCGCCAAAAGATTTGCGCAGTTTAGAAATTTTAAAAGGGCTGGAAGAACTGTGTATACAAGAATATGCCCGAAATGTGGCAGGCTGTTTATGACGATAGACGAACACAAAATTGATTGCCAAGACTGCATCGGCAATGAAGTTAAAGAACGATTGAGAAAGCCAAAGAAAAAGGATGATGCAATCAAGGCTGTGAATCACATGGCACGCGCTTTCGGTATGAGCTACGGAAAGTTTGTGGCTCAAATGAGCATTAAACCATTGGAGAGGAAGCGATCGAGTGGATTATAAGAAATTTAGACAGGCAAAAGCCATCGAAGCCAAAAACAAGCAGAAATGGCTTGCATTGAACCCAAAGCTGGATGATGAAAGCGGAATTTACTCGTTAGTAAGGGTTGACGAGTATGGCTTCCGGTATGCCTACGTGGGACAGGCGAAGCACATTTTGACAAGGCTTGCGCAACATCTTGTTGGGTATCAGCACATTGATCTTTCGCTGAAAAAGCACGGTCTGTTTTCGCAAGACAACAAATATGGTTGGAAAGTTGGTTGCGCGCATTATCCAGAAAATGAGCTGGACGAGAAGGAGCAGTATATTATCAAACTGTATGCAGACAAAGGTTATCAGCTTCGCAATAAGACGAGTGGGTCACAGGGCGAGGGTAAATCTAAGATTGATGATTACCGTCCGGCAAAAGGCTATTATGACGGCATTAAGCAAGGCAAAAAGAGTCTTGCCAAGGAATTATCGCATATCGCTGAAAAGCACCTTGAAATCCGCTTGAAGCCGGAGAAACAGGGCAACAAAGTTTCTGAAAAGCAGTATGAGAAGTTTATGGCTTTGATTTCTGAAAACACATATGAGGAGAGTGATTAAATGGCAGAAGTCAAGTGGATTAAAATCACAACAGATGTTTTTGATGATGAAAAGATTCTGCTGATTGAGAGTATGCCGAGTGCGGATAGCATCATTACGATTTGGTTCAAACTTCTTATTCTTGCCGGAAAACAGAATAACAACGGTGTGTTTATGATGAGCAACAAGTTACCGTTCACGGATGAAATGCTTGCCACCATTTTCCGCAGAGATTTGAACACGGTAAGGCTTGCACTTAAGACCTTTGAAGAATTTGGGATGATTGAGGTCGTTGACAATGTGATAACGATTCCGAATTGGAATAAGCATCAAACGCTTGACGCTTATGAGAAGAAAAAGGAACGTGACAGGCTTTATCAGCAGAACCGGAGAAAGAAGCAGAAGAACCTAATTGAGCAAAAATCGCCCGATAAATCGTCTGACGTCGCTGTTTCAGATAAAGAAGAAGAAAAAGAAGAAGATAAAGAGAAAGAAAATATAAAAGAAAATTCGCTGTCGACCGATTCCGGAGATTTGTTTGATTTTGACGATGCATGGAAAAAGACTTTTAGTATATACCCCAAGAAAACAGCGTACAGTACCTCTAAAACGGCTTGGATGGATAAAGTGCTAGAAGTTATCGAAGAGAACCAACCGGACATTGCACGGCTGTTATACAAAGCCACAGAAGCATATTTGAGTGACTATCAAGAAAAGAATCCAGACGATACGGATTTTCGGTATATTCCAAAATATGTTGATTGGCTGAAAGATGATTGCGATTATTGGTTGTCAATCGTGGAGAAAAGACAGCGAGGTGATGGAAGTTGACAGAAGCAGAATTTGGAGTGATCGGGTGCGTACTGATTGACAATGATGTGCTAAATAACATCTGGAGAACGCTGAAACCGGAAATGTTTAGTTCTGATTTCGCGCAGGACGCATACAAGGAAATGCTTGCCATGTATGACCGGAATGAAAGTATAGACCCAATGTCGTTATCAATGGCACTTGAGAATCACAAATACACACAGGAGCAGATCAGCGAATTGATGAAATCCTGTATTTCGGGAACAATCACTTCAACTATGGTTAAAAGTTATGCCGATGCGGTTGCGAAAGAATACAAGGCAAGAATGGTTCGTGACATGTATCAGAAATCCAGTTTAAAACCATGCGACATTGATGATACAATCAGCGATCTTCTTACAAGACTTGAACATTTGCAAGAGGGAAAAGAAGTAAAGCTAAAACCAATGAAGCAGATTGCAGTTGAGAATAAAGACAAATATTTCAACGAAAGTGTTGGAGATGGTGGTATAAAAATCGGGTTATCGCAACTTGATGATGCACTTGGAGATCTTGAACGTGGTGATGTAACAGTAATTGCCGCAAGACCGGCAGTTGGAAAATCCGCACTCACAACGCAGATTATTGGGAATATGGCAAAAAAGGGACTTAAAGTCGCATATTTTAACTTGGAGATGATCGATAAACAGGTGTATGAGCGATTTATTTCAAGACTTACGGAAATCGGCTTAACAAGAATCAGAAGGGCAAAGGCTTTTCTTGGAGATGAACAGGAAAAATTTAACCGAGCAAATGAAGAAATGAGTAATTATCAATTATGGGTTGCGTCCGGCACTGTATCTCCGAGAGAGATAAAGTCGGAATGCAGGCACCAAAACTTTGACGTTATCGTTGTTGACTATCTGCAATTGCTTATGCCGGATAACAGATATTCCGGAAGAAATGAAGAAGTAGCATCAATTTCAAGAGGTTTAAAATCGGTTGCAAGAGACTTAAATACACATGTGATAGCACTTTCACAGATAACAAGAGCTTCCGAAAGCAGAGACACAAAAGAGCCTACCATGGCAGAGTTGAGGGAATCCGGGGCAATCGAACAGGATGCGTCAAACATAATTATGCTGTGGAATCTGTCAGACAATGACAAGGGGGCCAAGGGCGCAAAAATCGAAAAGAACAGACAGGGAATGACAATGCGTGAAGCAATGGAGTTTGATGGAGATCACATGAAGTTTGTTGAAATCGACAAACCACTTGATGATGTTGTTGCGGAAATCAAAAAGAAAGAACGTGGGGACGGATTCAAGCCATACAATGGCAATTGTCCGTTTTAGGGGTAGCAGCTATGGCAAGTGCAAAGATCGAAAAGGGTTCGGAAGAATGGCAGGTATTTATGGATTATTGGAAGCTTATCCAAGACTACTACGCGCCGGATAATGACGATGCATGGTGGCAGGAAGTGATGAAAGCCGGGGAAGAACTGATAAATAAATACAAAGGCATGGAAATTGAAGAACGCGCAAGACAGCTTGTATTAAGTCATTTTGCATGGTTGGAAATTACATACAGAAAGGGCAAAAATGTCGGAACAAAGATTGTATGAGATTGTTAATCTCAAAACAGGGCAGGTATACAACCGGGTGAAAAGCAACGAGGTAAGAATGGTGATCGGGTTGCCAAGACATATTCAAATCGGTCAAGTTGCAAATTCCAAGGATAAAACATACAAAAACTGGTATGTTCAAATACTTGGCGATCGGTGCGAAAGAGTCTTTCGGAAATCAAAAATTTACCCATTTACGAAAAAGACGTACAAGCAGTGGGAAAATCTGAATCGGAGGTATTCGCAGGTATGAGCAATGCATTAAAGAGAAAAAGTAATAAAAATCTGTTTTTTACAAAGCAGGACACGAAGATTATTGGCAGAAATAGCTTCGAAAAACGAAATTCTGATGCGGTTATCACAAGATCATACAAAGAGTTTGTCGTGATCGGCTATATTATCCTGCACGACAAATTCGGATTCGGGCAGAAACGCATTGTGCGATTGCAGGAATTATTGAAACAGTATTTAGATGCCGCGTCTGCCGACGGTTGGAATGGGAAAGATTTATCCGTAATGCTGAAACAGAAATATGAAATTGACGTTCAAGAGAAAGTGAGAAGTGTGTCGCAAAGACAGCTTATGATCTTGTACGTAAAGAAAGGTTTCTGCATCGAGCGTGAAGCATACAGGCTTTCCAGCGCATCTTTGTTTAACTATTTCGCGCTCACGCTTACGATTCTGAAAAAGGAATTTAAGCTATCTGTTAAGCAGTTGCAGGAGTTTTTAGACAAGTTTGTTGATTATATTGATACGTTAGCTAATTACAAGCAGTTTCAGTTGACGGTTCCTATGATAGCTGAAACGTTAGCTGATGAGATTAAGTTTGTATGTGATTTGGAGGTTTAATAATATGACAAATAAAGAAAAATACGGAAATGAGATTATAGAACTTGCGGTAAACAGAGAAATGTTTGGATTAAAAAATGGAAAGCCTGCAATTTGCGAAGAAATTAAATGTGAAGAGTGCGATTTTTATGAATCAGATTCGTGCAAAGGAAGTACGTATAATTTCCGAGAATGGCTTAATTCGGAATATGTTGAGCCGCCTGTTGATTGGACTAAAGTTCCGGTCGATACGCCGATTTTGGTAAGAAATAGCGAAGAAGAAACGTGGAGAAAAAGACATTTTGCAAAATACGAGAACGGAATAGTGTACACATGGAGTGGAGGAACAACACATTGGAGCGTTCACATAGGTAGCAGTATAAACGATTGGAAAATGGCAAAGTTGGCAGAAAGTGAGGAATAGACATGGAGAGATTAACAGAACGGACAGCGGTCGGAATCTTAGTAAAAGAGAATTACGAGAAAAAATCCTTAAAAACCTTGTATTCGTGCTATGGCGAAAAGCCTAATTTATATTATTCCAACTGCGAAGAAGGTTATTGCGCAATGGAGAAGTTGGCGGATTACGAGGACTTAGAGGAGCAGGACAGGCTTGTTAAGTTGCCTTGCAAGGTTGGAGATACAGTATGGGATAATGACTGTGGCAGACCTTGTGCATATACAATAACAGCCTTTTCATTTGGTGAATGCGAAGAATACATTTGTGAACCTGTTACAACAAAAGAAGTCGTGTTCTATTATGAAAACTCAAGCGGAAGCATTACAGGAAGCTTTTCAGAAAGTGAAATCGGCAAGTCGGTATTTTTGAACAAATCCGAAGCCGAATCAAAGCTGAAAGAATTGAGAGATAACAATGATTGACTGTAATATTTGCAAGCATAAAGAAGATTATGATCATTGTATAGAATGCAAACATGGAGAGCTGTTCGAGAGGAAAAATGTGTCAGAACCTAAAAAAATATCAGTTAGTAACGGAAGAGAATATTGCGGACATTGTGGTTATTTGTCTGAATACGCCAGAGGACAAAAGTTTTATTGTATTAGGTGTGGTGGGCTTAATTTAAGAAGTTGGAAGTAGGTAATTGCGAAACTCGCGATGCTCGTTCGCAAACTTGAATCAAAATAGAAACAGAATTGAGCATAGCATGAT